CGAGGAGCACAGCGACCGGAACTGACGCCCACCCGTGTTGTTCTCACGAGCGTCGTTGTATCGGAACTCTGCGTGCTTCTCGCTCTCCTTGGTGTGGAAGGAGGCATTGTTGCTGACGACGGAGTTTTTGATGACCCCGCGCTCCACCAATAGTCTCTTAGCCGTGTATGCCTGAAGCAAACTTCCGCCATTCCCACTGGCTCCACCGACCGCCCCGATCCCGTCACCCACGCAGTCCGCGCAGTAGAGATGTTCGTGCGTGCCGGATGCGTTATCGGTGTTCCCCGCCGCCATATACAGGATGAAGCCGAAGTTGTCGGAGCCGCTCGTGCCGCCGTAGGGATCGGTGCAGGTGATGCGCCAGATCGTGTCGCGACGGTGTGTGCCCGCGCGTTGAATGACGCGCACGTTCGCCGCATCTTTGTCGGTCTGGTTGACGTCGATGGACTCGATGTTGTCGAGGAACGTGTCCTCTGTCGTATCGAATGAGTTACTAAATCCTGTTGTACCAGAACCGTCGATGATGACTGCCTCACCCGGATACCCGATATAGGCCCTCGGCTCGTCCGTGTTGTCAGTGAACCGGCACTGCCGGTCTAGGACGTGGGTGCCTCCCCGGATGTAGCAGATGTTGGGGCCGAGAAGCGCGTCCTGGAGCGCTGAGATGGACTCGTAGGGCAAGTCGATTGTGCCATCCGCCGTCCCGTCGTCCCCGTTCACCGGATCGAGGAACACGAACTGGTCGGCACTGACCTCTACCGAGAACGTGATGTCCACGGTCGCGCCCGTCTGGTCCGTGACTCGTACCACTACGTTCTCGGCGGTCTGCGGCGTAGCCGGTGCCGTACCTGACAGCACCCCGTAGCCGGTCAGCGGCTCCTTGTGATCCCCAACCGGCATCAACGTCTCATACTCGATGTCGAGCCAGGACGGGCCAGTAATCAGTTGGTATCGGTACGGCCACGCGCCGAATTGCACGCCGATCGGGATCTCGTACTTGATGCCAGGGTATGCCCAGAGATGGCGGGCGTAGCTGTTCGTCTCCGCGTTCGGCCGGGGATAGACGGCGTACAAGGCGAACCCCGCGTCGGCGTCTTCTGCGTCGAAGTAGTTACCCGCATCTAGCTGCCAGTTGGGATCGAAGTTGGTGATCTCCTCCGGCGTAGCATTCACCGAAGGCGTGTCGTCAGTCGTGATCCCGTCGTCAACTTCGAGCGTGTAGGTATACTCGGTGTCGTTCTCCGCCGTGTCGTCGTCGTAGGGGAGCGTCACGTCCGCAGCGAGCACCGAGCCCTTCGATCCGTCCGTGGAACGGTACAGGTCGCGCGTGTAGGATTCGCTCCCACCTGACGGGGCCGTGCCCTGGGCGATGGCTACCGTGCCGTCTCCGGGGGTCGCGGTGATCGTGCCCGCGTCAAGGGCTTCCGGCTCCACCACAGCCACAGCCCCACGCCCCTTCGCGCCTGAGCGTATCGAGCCGAACGGAGGGACGAGGGTCATTGTCCGTCGTCCTCCGCCACTGTGAGCCAGAACCCGAAGCCGAAGAGCATCACCCCGGCCTGGACGACCCCGTTTACCGCGCCGAGCGTTACCATGCAGTCGAGCCACTGGTCGAAGGTCGCCGGGTAGAAGAGGTCCAGCCGGACGGGGCCCCACACAACGCTCGTCATGAGGTGTGCAATCCAGGGAAACTGTCAGAAAAAACGACAGGATTTGGATTCCTGGGGCTGTCGATTTGCACAAGAGGCACCGGGCGACTGCCACGCCCCCGGCCCCTTGATCGAGGGTGGGGGGTCGTCAGATCCTTGGCCCCTCGCCCCCTACTGCACGTAATAGCCATTATGTTAACCTGGCCGAATGCCGTAAGTCGTTGCGTCCCTTGACCTTGGAGTCCAGGGCTGTCAGACTGGCGTGTTGACGTGCGTTATACATTGGATCGCAGCGTATTCGTATGCGTTGTCGCTGCATCTCTATGCTCATGCGTCCGAGGTCGATGAGTCATTGGTCCTGGTCAGCCCCGCTGAGGAGGAGCACGGGCCACGTCGGGCTGTGGCTGATCCACCCCGGAAGCACGAGCACCAAGAGCGGTTGAGAGATCCCGGGCAATCCTTGCTCTAGGATCAGCGTGTTATGCGCCGTTGGCGCCTCGTACCACGTCTGCCCCACCGGGATAGTCACCGAGTCCTCCCGACGAGTGGCCCATCGGGCGGGTACATCACACACCGGCCCATCACCCCGTCGTCCTCAGCCGCGCCCAATGCATGCAGGATCTCGTGAGAGATCACGGTCGGATGCAGCCAGTACGGTCGCTCGATGACGATAACCGTCGCGTCCCAGTGCTCGAAGACCGTTGCCCCATAGAGCAGGTTGCCATCGGTGTCCGCGATCGTATCCGCCACAGCCCACGCGACGTCAGCCGGCGCGCCCTCCTGCCCTGCGCAGTTGGCGACGTCAGCCCAGATCCCCAGATGCATGTAGCGGGGGAACAGCCACTCCATGCCCACGATTCGGATCTCCGTGTCCGCTGCGCCGAACCCGTCACCAATGACGTACGAGAAGCGCGAGGAGGGCGCCACAACCAACTGGGTAGGCTCACCCACCGTCATGACGCCCACGCCCTCCACCGGGACACTGGTGCGCCCACCGAACGGCCGGACGATGAACCGCGTTGACATGCCCTCACTCGAACAGACAGGGAGCGTAGACGTCGTGTTGCCCGTCACGTACCCCAGACGCTTTGCGCCCAACGGCTCGTAGTACACAACCACGTCATACCATCCCTGGTTCTCGACCACCACCTCGGGGCACGTACCGGGCGCCGGGGCGTCAGGGTCAGGGTAGTAAGGGGCACACGCCAGTGCGGCGGCCAGTAGCGGGACAGTCCAGCGCATCAGAGTAGCTCCCACAGTTCGTCATGACTATCGGTAGAGGGTGAAGGCGGGAGGAGCTGTTGCTCGGACGTCTGGGCGTCGTCCTCCTGTTCGGAACTCCCGCCTTCCAATACCTCTACCACCTCAGCCTCGATCACCGGCACGTCGCGCGGCTGTTGCAGCGCTTGAATGTGCAGATCACCGAGGTTGAATGTGATGCCCGCAGCTTTGTCGCCGTAACGCTCCGGGTCGCTCTTCGCGGCGAGCCACTTCCGAAAGTTGGACTTGGACGTGGCGAGCTGGACCTGGGGACTGTTGACGTCCACCCCCAGCCCGTCCAGCTCCGCCATGCCCCGTTCGGCGTGGGCCTCGCCCGCAAACCGGATGGCTTCCTCCCAGAGGGGCTTACGCCGCTCCTTGTGCCCTAGCCGATCACGCCAGTAGTACAGGTACCTCCGGCTGATCCCGAGGTCCCCGGCCACGTCCCCGACGCTCCGGCCGGAGGCCAGCTGGTCGAACACGTAGTCCTCGCCCCCGTACTTCTCGACCAGGAGCCTCTCGACTCGTTCCAACACCGGCCGTCCACCTGTCTTGCCTCGCCCAGACACGGACCCCTCCGTTTGAATGCCAGTAGCGCCGACGGGACTCGAACCCGTGACCTCCAGGGTATGAACCTGGCGAGCTACCAGACTGCTCTACGGCGCGACACGTAAAATACCAGGCGCCCACCCCGGACTCTATGACCCGACGTACAATCGTCGCCGCGCCCTCCCCCGGAAGGCGCAATTGTGGGTTTTTTCGACAGTGGACAGGTGTGGACAGCGTGCGACCAGTTCGGATAAGCCACCTGTCCACACGTAAGTTGCTGTCGTACCAAGGATTTACGTAACTACTACAAGTATAGTGGACAGCGCGACCACCCTAAACTCGATCATGTGGGGAATTAGAAGGCGGAGGTATCCAGATAGCTCAAAAGATTCTAAAGACTTTTAGGGTGGTCGCACTGTCCACACTGGTAAAAGTGGCGTGGTTACTGGACGAAGTGTGATCCACCCCCCTGTCCACACGCTGTCCATTCAAGCTTGAAGCTTGTCGTTTTCTCCTACAATCGAGCACTCTTGTAGTTTTCGTCTACAATTACCCCTTGACACCGGGTACGGGGTAGGGTTACCGTTCCTTGTAGAGATTCACTACAACGTCGGAGTTTGAGATCATGATCGACCTGACCCCCGGCAGCGCCCGCCTCCTCGAAGCCCTCTGGCTCGACCGCGAGAACTGGGCCGGCATGCCCCTCTTCGGCGGCAACGTCGGCGGCGACCCGGCGAGCCTGGGCCACCTGACCGACCTCAAGAAGAAGGGGTACGTCGAGACCGAGGTTGACTACGAGGACCCGTCGCTGTCGTGGGTGATCTTCACCGCCAAGACCGAGACGCTCTTCGCCACGGAGGACAACCGATGACCCCCGCCGACCACGTCGCCATCGCGTACCACGGGTCCGTCGTTCTGGTCCGGCCCCGGACCGACGACGCCCACGCCTGGCTCGAACGGCACACACCCGACGACGCCACCTGGTTCGGCGGGGCGCTCGTGGTCGAGCCCCGCTACCTTGCCGACCTGATCGACGGCCTGGCCGCCGACCTCACTACCACGGAGGACTGACCCATGAACATGCTAGGGTGGATCTTAGGTGTAGGGCTCCCGCTGCTACTCGCGGCCTGCCTGTTCACGATCTGGGTGCTAACGGAAAGGGGAGCGTTAGATGAGAGTCTCAATCGGGACCTTTGACATCAGCGACGACGTCCGACGCGCCATCCGCCACCAGGAAGGTCGCAAGGGCCTAGCTACCCGCGAGGAAGTCAGGCAGAATGTGGAAATGATCGTCGAAGCAGTCTGGGAAGACTACGTGTTCGATCTTGAACGTGACCTCACCACCACAGAGGACTGACCCATGAACCTGTACGACCACGAAATCGAGATCCGCGAGCTGGGCCTTGACGTGCCCCGCTGGATCGCGCAGGACATCGACACGGCCCAGGTCGCGGCCATCGTAGAGGGCGGCTGCGCCTCGGGCGCCTACATGCCCGCCGTGACCCACCACGAGGCCCTGGCGACCATGACCGAGCACGGTGACGACGTCTTCGACTTCCTCGATGGCGCCTGCGGGTTGATCCCGGAGCCTGTCTGGAGGCAACGGCTGTCCTGGTCCGCCCTCGCGTGCTTCTACCTGTCCCTGGCCGTGGAGGATTGGGCCAGCACGACCGCCCACCAGGTGGTCGAGGCCCTGGAAGACCAGGACGCTTGACCCCACCCCAACGAAGACGCTTGACCCCACCCCAACGAAGAGGACTGACCGATGACCTACCTCGTAAAGGACTTCTCCTCCGGCGCCCGGGCCGTGCGCGTCCAGTGCCTGGCGTGCGGGAAGATGGTCCAGCTATCCGACGCCGTGATCGACAAGGACGGACCCGCGTTCATGGCGTACTACCACGACGCAGAGCCCTGCCGGCCCGAGGGCCCGGTTCGAGTCACCCACCACTTCGACGGACGGGTCGAGAAGGCTTGACCCCCGCCCCCGCCCACCCGTACCGTTGAGCCATGTACTACACCTTCCACCAAGAAGAGTTGGTCGCTACCTGCACCCGCATGGTGGAGGCGGTGGCCGTGGCGATGGCCCACGGGCCCGGCGCCTCCGTCTCGACGGACCGCTCCTTGACATGGAACGACCGGTACCGTAGACTACCTGTAGGACACCTGTTACCAGTGAGGTACCCCGATGACCCAAGCCCTCTACGCCCCCACCACACGGCGCCCGGCCCCCAACTACCACACCTACTGCGGCCCGCAGTCCGTCGCGTCCGCCCACGGCATCACGCCCGAGCTGGCGGCCGAGTGGCTCGTGCGGATCGGGGCCGTGACTAGCGACGGCATAGGTACGCACGGCTTCGGCCTGGCGTGCGCCCTCGGGTCCCGGGAGCTGTACCTCGCCCGGTGGCACGACCGCCCGCCCCACGACCTTACCGCCCTCCCCACCGCCGCCCAGTTCCTCCGGGTCCACAACCACCAGGACGATGACTTCCTCCTCCGGTCCCAGGAGCACGTGATCCACGTCCGGGCGGGGCGCATCGTGTGTGACATCTACGGCACGGGCGGCCGGATGCGCGTCATCAGCGCGCTCCCGGTGGGCACATCCTGGCCCCGCTGTCCGTGCGCCGAGTTCCCGGGCGTCGCGGTCTGGCTCCCCCCGTACACCGCCTGGAGGTCCGCATGACTACCACCGTGATCCACCGCTCGCCCGACCCATTCGCGCCCGACATCGAGTTGTCCCTCACGCGACACCTGGTCCGCCGTTGCTACGAGCCGTGCAAGCCGGTCCAGGAGCACCGGGACCTATGGACCGCCACGAACCATGCGATCGACGCCCGGAACCACCTACACAGTCTCTTCCGGGACGGTCACGCGATCGTCTCCACCCCGGGCCGGGGCAACGTCCACGGCTCGGTGGATTGGACCAACGAGGGGCCAGGCACCTACACCGTCGCCGGCATCCCCGTCCACGGCTTCCGTGGCCCCTACCGTAACGGCTGCTACGTCTTCACCCGGGAGGCCCCGTGAGCCGTAAGCGGCACGGCCCCCTCCCGGGGGACGGCTGGGAGCGCTGGCCCCACGCGCTCGGGTACAGCACCGCCCTCGGCGACCTACGGGCTGACATCGCGCCCGAGGTGCGCCCCGGTACTGGCAACCTGGAGTGGCACGCCGTGGTCTGGCGGGGCGACGACCGGGACCAGCCGCTCTTTGAAGCCTGGGGCTACCCCCGCGAGGCCGGCGTGGCCGCGCGTACCTACATGCAGGAGACCGCATCATGATGAAGACCACCCTCGCCCTAGTCCTCCTGTTCACCGTCGGGTGCGTCGGAGGGCGGGAGATCGTAGGCCCGGAGGACCCCCAGTACACGGCCCTATGCGCCGACTCAACGCTCACTGACTCGACGAAGGTGTGCGCGGACGACGTGGGCGTTGCAACCGTCGTCATCATCATCCCGAACCTGAACCCGCCGAGGACCCCATGAAGAACCTTATCCGCCGCGTCCTGGTCCGCTACCGCCGCGCGCTCGACCGGATCGTCATCCGGTACGCCCGGACCCGGGGCTGGGTGATCTCCAGCGAGACCCAGCTTGACCTCGTGCTCATGTACCTGCGGGGCGAGTACGACCGTCTGACCCGTCAGGGCGGGGGCTCCGCGTCCAGGCTGCGCCGCCCCCGTCACACCCTCAAGAGGACCGTGCGCCGGCTGCACGACAACCTCGCCGCCCTTCGCCGAGGTAAGTCCGATGCGTGACTTCAAGAGCTTTCGTGGCTACGCCTCCGACTCCGCTCTACTCCATGGGTTGTCAGACACCAAATGCCGGTATATTCGGCCTGCGCCCAACATAGCGGTGCCCAACCTCGTGGAGGTGGTGCCGCTCCCACCACTCGCCCCGGACGCCCCGCCCGTGGGGGCAGAGATCAGTATCACACTCCCCCACCCGAAAACGGCCCTCACGGGGCGAGTGGTCGGCCCCGTGGTGTTGCTCGACGGGGTGTGGCGTATCCCCGCCGCCCGGCTGATGCATGGTAGCTGGCGCCCCGTCTTCCCGCGACTGAGTAACGTTGAGTGGGGAGACAGCGAGCGGTCCTATAAGGTCACGCTCAAGGGCTCGGAGAAGGACGCCGAGCACCTCCGCAAGCTACTCGCGGGGCACGGCCTGACGGTCAACGTTGAGGAGGTGTCCAGTGCGTGACGTCTTCGACTACATGGCGGGCGACCCCGAGGACCGGCTCGACGACGCCCGGTGGGACGACGAGCCGGAGGACGAGGACGAGATTTACGGGGAGGCGGGGGGCGGAGGTCACCCCCTGGCGAACGGCGCGCCCTGCCGGTGCAGCGTGTGCCGGGGTACCGCCCCACCTGGCCCCCCACTCTGCCGGAGCAAGAGCCCCCGGGGCGTCGCGTGCCAACGACTTGAGGGGCATGAGGGGTCTTGCTCCGCGTTCTGCGGCAGGGGCACGGAGGTGTTCGTCGAGTGGGACTACGAGCGGGCACCCGCTAAGTAGTTCCCCGCCAGGGACATAGCCCGCAGGGGTACACCGAGGGGTTGACTTCACCCTGAAAGGTGTTACCTTTGCGGGCTTTGCCTTTGGCACTGGGAAACCACCTGTTCTCTGGAGATAACCCGTGATCCGATACCGTGAGCGTCTCAAGAGTGGTGGGTCCTGGTAGTGGCGGGTGGGATGTACGACCACGAGGAGATTACACATCTCCGCGCGGCGGGGTGGTCCTGGAGCGACATCGCCGAGACGTGCGTCTGTCCGCCCGGCACCACCGCGAAACAGCTCCGCCAGGCACACAGCCGGTGGCTGAAGCGTCAGAAGATCAACGAGGCGGACCAGGAGGGGGACGCCGCGCGTAAGACCGGTAGCGCCGGCCGCGTGCCCGGTTCGACTCCGGGGGCCTGGTCCCCCCGCCCCGCGATCCTGGACGAGCTGCAAGGGTTCGTCCACCCGTCGCCGTTCGCTGTCACTTACCCCCATATCGCACCGCCGACGTCGAACGACGTCATCACGTCCGTCATCTACGGCGACACGCACGGCCAGTACATCGACCCCGAGGCCGAGGCGGTCCTCCTCTCCGTGCTCTTGGACGCGCAGCCCGACATCGTGGTCCACGTCGGGGACGCGGTGGACTGCCCCACCCCGGACATGCGGGTGCTCACTTATGACCTACAGTGGGTCCCAGCCGGGGACTTACAGGTGGGGGATGAGATCATCGCTTTTGATGAGTACGGTGTGGGTCTTGATTCAGCCGGGCGGAAAAGCATACGTCGGCTGAGGCGCGCCACGGTGGATAAGGCGGTGCGGATACAACAGCCCGTGTACGCGCTTACGCTCGACGACGGCCGGGTCGTGAAGTCTTCCGTTGGACACCGTTGGTTGGGGTGGAAGTCGAACAAGAATCGCGCCGTAAGCTGCTGGCTCACAACGCAAGAGATCGCGGATCGTGTCGCAGAGGGGCGTCCGGTGCTACTCCACAGTCCCACACGGCCCTGGGAGACCCGTCAGGAGACGTACGCCGACGGGCTTATTCGCGCCGCGTTCGACGGGGAAGGCTGTATCACATTCCACAAACGCGCGAACAACTTCGGCCACCTGTCTTTCTCACAACGTCTCGGGCCGTTTATGGACGAGGTCGAGGATGCCGTCGGGTCGGCCGGGTTTCAGACCAGCCGCAACGTGGTCCCCGGGCGCTCGGCGCAGGTGCTCCAAGTCCTCGGTGGTATGTGGGATTACGCGCGGTTCATCGGCACGTACCGGCCCGTGCGCTTCATCGATAAATGGATTGAGCGCGCGCCCGTGGACGGGTACACCCTGACTGGGGTGGCGCGGGCCCGCGTCGTAGCCGCGACGTACTTGGGTTCCCAGGAGGTCGTAGCGATGGAGACCTCCGCGGGGACGCTCTTCGTAGAGGGCGTGTCCAGCCACAACTGCTACACCCTGAGCGCGTTCGATAAGGACCCGCTCCGCAAAGAGAGCTTGCAGGACGAGATCGACTATGCGCGGGCACACCTGGCCCGGGTCCGGGCCGCCGTACCCGACGCCCATTTCCGTCTGTTGGAAGGTAACCACGAGGACCGGCTCCGCCGCACCCTATGGCGGGCGGATGGCCCTGCGCGGGAAGTGCTCAAGCTGCGGGAGGTCCGCAACGTTATCACCTGGCCCACGCTCCTCCAGCTCGACGACCTGGGCATCGAGTTCGTCTCGGTCTTCGATCAGCCCGTCCCGGACCTCCTGCCCAAGTTCATTCTGAAGCACGGGAACGTCGTGCGGAAGTGGTCCGGCTGGAGCGCGAAGGGGGAGTGGGAGCGGTACGGGAAGTCCGGCGCGAGCGGCCACGTCCACCGGCTCGGGATGTTCTTCCACCGCGACTGGAACGGGAACCACGTCTGGGCCGAGACCGGCTGTCTGTGCCAGCTCGACCCGGACTACGTCCGCGATCCTGATTGGCAGAACGGTTTTGTGGTCGCGTCGTTTGAACGCAGTACCGGCGCATTTCAAGTTGAGCCAGTCTACATCCACCGGGGCAGCGCCGTCTGGCGAGGGAAAGTCTACCGCGCCTAACCCGCAGTTCACCACCACTCTACTGGGAGCCCACACCCATGAAAATCAATTTCGTAGCTGGACCTCAGCCCGAGGCCGAGGAAGAGCGCACGATCGAGCTGCGCCTGGAGTACCACCGCGACTTCGGCGTCGGCGTCCGCATGTACGAGCACGGCCGGACCGTCGCCGACGGCTGGGTCGTCACCTTCGGTCAGGACGCCGAGGGCAAGCTCACTCTGAGGCCCACCCGGTGGGTGAACACGGGCCTCGTCGCGATAGATGACGGGGGCTCAATCGTCATCACGGAGCGGATCTGATGGACACCGTCACCTACCACTTCCGGGACAGGCACACCGGCCGCCCGTCCGCCGCCGTCGAGGGGACCTTCCGCTCGGTCGAGGCGGCCCTGACCGCGCTGTACCGCGCCGCCGCGGACTGGGCGACGGCGATCACGCAGCGGTCCTACCACAGCGACCCCGTAGCCCGGGTCGACAGGCCGGAGCACCTCGCCCACGGCCTCCAACTGGTCCGGCGCACGGAGCGCACGGAGGAGCGGCGCGGGCCAGTCCGCTTCCAGATCCTGGTGACGTGGTGCGGCGACGAGGTCCCGCTGGGGACTAAGCGGACTAGGTTCGGGATGCTCTCTGGCTACAATGGCCAAACCGCTTCGTTCGACACCGCGGAGGAGGCGTGGCAGACGTTCTTCGGAGCGATGCTGGGCCTGGACGAGGATATGCGCCGAGGCTACGGCCCCGCCCGCGTCATCAAGGTCCCGGGCGAGACCACCACGGAGACCGAGGTCACGGAAGAGGTGGTCTCCTGAGCGTGCGGACGGTCACGGTCACAGTGGGGCGCGTCGTCGCGCCGCTCCTCCAGGACCTGTCGAACCGGGCCTGGGGCGACGGCAACATGGACCTGTACCTGGCCGTCCGCATGGTTCTTCACTGCCTACAGCGGCCGGGGGACCACGCACTGGTCGAAATGACCGCCCCGCTCGCGGACAAGCTGCGCCTTGCTCTGCCGGAGACCGACCCGCTTGCGCGCCAGATCGCCACCCTACTGACGGAAGAGGAGGAAGCTAATGCGGTCCGAGGATCTGAACGACGAGATCGACCGTCGGTACGGCACGCCCGCAGGTTTTTGGCGTGAGGTCAAGGCCCGGCTCTGGGACGCCGGGATCTCACAGACGGCGCTCGCGAACGAGGCCGGCTACAACCTGGGCAACATGAACCGGTGGCTCAACGGGCGGAAGCTCGCCTCGCTCCGGGTCATGCTCGCCGTAGACGAGGCGCTTGAGCGCCTACTGGAGGACCGATGAAGCCCTCCTCCGCCAAGGCGAAGGGCCGCCGCCTCCAGAACGAGGTGGCCGCCGCCTTCCTGCGTCTGTCCCCGGATCTAAGGCCGGGGGACGTACGCCCCGCGATCATGGGCGAGAGCGGGACGGACATCAAGCTCTCCCCGCTCGCGGAGCGGCTGATCCCGTTCGACACCGAGTGCAAATATCAGGAGCGCTTGAACATCTGGGCCGCGCTCGCACAGACCACTGCCAATGCCCGGCCGGGGCGTACCCCGCTCCTCGTGTTCCGCCGCAACTGGAGCGAGACGTACGCGACGCTCCCGCTGGACGACCTGTTGGGCCTGCTCTGATGCGGCTCTACCCGTACCAGGACGAGGGTGTCAAGCGTCTGGGTGCTATTCTCGCCCTACACCGCCGCGCCTACCTGGCGGACGCCATGGGTCTCGGGAAGACGGCTCAGGCGATCGTGGCGCTCTCCTACTACGACGCCCGCCGCGTCCTCGCGATCACCCCGGCCTCGGCCAGGGAGAACTGGTACCGGGAGTGGAAGACCTGGGGACCGGGCGGGGGCGGGTTCGCTGCGGTCTCCTACGCCGCGACTGACCTTCGCCGCGGGCGTATTCACGGCGGGGACTGGGACGCGGTGATCCTCGACGAGGCGCACTATGCCAAGTCCATGCGGGCGAAGCGCACCCGGGCCGCGCTGACCGTGGCCCGGGACGCGCCGCGCGCGCTCCTACTGTCCGGCACCCCGATGCCGAACCACCCCGGGGAGCTGTACGCCCCGTTCAAGTACCTCTGGCCCGAGATGCTCCGGCCCCAGTTCCGCACCCAGACCCGGTGGCTCAACTACTTCTGCCAGTATGTGAATACGCGCTACGGCCCGAAGATCATTGGCGTGAAGAACGGCGCCGTGCTCCGGCGGATGCTGAACCGGGTCATGGTCCGGCGCAAACTGGAGGACGTGGCGCTCGACCTACCGCCGCTCCGGGTCACGCTGCACACGTTGCCGAAGGACGCCGGGTTCGAGCGCGCCCTCCGGGAGGCGGGGATAGACGCGGACAAGCTGCGGGTTGCCCTGGAGAATGAGAGATCGGCTGACGACCCAAGTACGTCCCGGGCCCGGCGCCTCCTTGGCGAGTACAAGGCGCCCCGGATCGGGGAGATCATCGCCGCGGAGCTGGACGACGGGGCGTACCAGAAGATCGTCGTGCTCTACTACCACCGGGCGGTGGGCGAGACGCTCCGCAAGGCGTTCGCCCCGTTCGGCGTGGTCGGGTTCGACGGGCAGACGCCGTCCGGCCTCCGCCAGGCGGCCGTGGACAACTTCACGAACGACCCCCGGTGCCGGGTGTTCCTGGCGCAACAGACGTCGGCGGGTGAGGCAATCAACCTCCAGGCCGCGAGCGAGATCGTCCTGGTGGAGCCGGCCTGGAGCCCGGACGCGAACCGTCAGGCAGTGAAACGTGTGCACCGGATTGGCTCCAAGCACCCGGTACGCGCCCGCATCTTTGGCGTTGCGGGCACGATCGACGCGGCGGTCATGGGCACGATTGCCCAGAAGGTCGGGCATCAGAAGGAGGTGGGACTATGAGGGGTTGTGAGGTCCCACGCTGCGACAAGCTGCACTTGGCAAAGGGACTGTGCGCCCGCCACTACAAACGCTGGCGGCGCCACGGGCACCCCGGGGGCGGTCGTGCGGACACACCGCGTGCGACCACAAGCCCCACGACCGCGGAGTTGCATTGGGCCGCGGGGTTTCTTGAGGGTGACGGGTTCTTCGGTGGTCGTTTCGGTAACCACGAAGGCGGCGCCGGGCAAGGAGTGACTGCGACGCAATGTTACAAAGATCCTCTTTTCCGCTTGCAACGTTTATTCGGCGGCACGATAGGGGAACAGACGCGCCGCAACCCTGGCGCTAACCACAACCGAGCCTGGGTCTGGCGTGTGTACGGCGCCCGTGCTCGGGGCGTCATGATGACGCTGTACCCTATGCTCTCACCACGGCGGCAGAAACAAGTAAGGGAGGCACTCTGATGGACACGTACTCACAGATCAAGCAGCACGAGGCGCGGATCGCGGCGCTCGAAACGTCCGGCATCGTGGAGGACGAGTACCCCGGCGATGACCGGCTCACCGAACTGCGGTTCGACCTGGACCAGGCGCTCGACCGTCTGTCCGCAGTCGAGGCGCGTTGCGATACCATCGCCGCGATCGTTGCAAACATGGAGCCGGGTCTACCCGGCGGCAATGAAGAGGAGTCAGAATGAAGATCACAGTGAAGGGCAAGAGCCCGACCCCCGCGGTCCAGGCGAGGGGCTTGCCGCTGGGCACGGTGTACCGGGACTCTGAGAGTGACATCCTGCTCCGCGTAGACGGCGGGGCGCTGCTCCTAAGCTCGGCCAATGTGCAGGGTCTTCTCCCGAGCGGCTATGTCCACCAGGGGTGGGCGCTGGACCTCCAGGTGCAGGAGACGTACGAGATCGAGGAGATCATCCTCCGGCCGGCGACGCGGTGAAGTACTTCACCACACCGCCCACAGTGGCCGAGGTCGCGCGGGGCCTCAGTACCATCCCCCGCTGGACCGCCCGCACGATCCTGGACCGGGTCGGCTACCGGTGGTCCGTGCTCCAGCACTCGCTCGTCTGTGGCGCTGTCGCGTCCTGGTCCGGGAACCCGGTGCTCCAGGCGTACGCGCTCCTGCACGACGCTGAGGAGATGCTCGTCAACGACACGCCGGCGCCGTACAAGACGGACGAACAGCGCGAGCTGGGTCGGGCCGTCCGGCGTGAGATCCTGGCGGGCCTCGGGCTCCCCAAGCCGAGCGACGGCGTGTGGGCCTCCGTCAAAGAGATCGACATGGCGGTCCAGGAGGCGGAGCGGTGGGTTCTCCTGTCGCCCGCGGAGTACGTGGGCCGCGCCACCCCGGACCTGGCCCTCGTCGGTGAGGTCTGGGGGCTCCTGGACCTGGACGTGCGGGCTGGGATCGAACTGTTCACGGACCTCACGCAGTCGGTGCTGTCGGACCGGCGTGTGAAGTCCCTAGCGAGGATGGTCTGATGGAAAGCGTATGGGTAGACGGTTTCGGCGTGATGTGGGCTTGGTACCCGGGTAGGTGGCACATCCACCTGTTCGCAGTACCGAAGCTCCTGGACTTTCATATCGAGATCACCCACGGGGAGGACGGTACAGTTCTCGTGCTGTCCCTGTTTGGGGTTGGGGTCTCGGGATACCGGGAGGTCTGATGCCCCCCACCACGCACGCGAAGCTCAGTCCGTCCAGCTCCAAGAGGTGGATGAACTGCCCCGGCTCGATTGCACTGTCCGAGGGCATCCCGGACTCCGCGTCCTTCTACTCGGCGGAGGGCACCGCCGCACATGAGCTGCTAGAGTGGGGCTTGGCGGAGGAGTACCACGACCTTCAGGACCAAGTCGGCGGGACCTGGAAGCATGACGGTTTTGAAGGCACGGTCAGTCAGGAGATGGTAGACGCGGTCCAGGTGGCCGTGGACTACATCCGGGGGCGGATCGCCGAGGCCGGGCCGAACGTCGAGGTCCATCTAGAACGCCGCGTGACCCTGGACCGACTGACCCCGCCCGACGGGCTCGACGGCGGGACGGTAGACATCACCATATGGTCCGGGCCCGAGCTGCGGGACCTGGAGGTGGCCGACTACAAGCACGGGGCGGGCGTCTACGTTGAAGTAGAGGGGAACACCCAAGCGCTATACTATACGCTAGGCGCGATTGCGACGGACGGCCGACGGCCGGACACCGTCCGTACCACCATCATCCAGCCCCGGCACCACGCGGGCGACCCGGTCCGGTCGGCCGACTACACGTGGCAGGAGCTGGTCGAGTTCAAGTCCGACCTGTTCGCGGCGGCCGAGGACACGGCCACGCCTGGCGCGCCGCTCGTCGTGGGCGACTGGTGCCGGTTCTGCCCGGCGCACGCCCAGTGCCCGGCCCACGCGGAGCACGCGGTCCAGGTGGCACAGGTAGAGTTCGAGGACCTGACGGAACAGACCGCGCCTTCACTGCTCGCGGACCCCGCCCTCATGGACCCGGCGGCTCTGGGCGAGGTGCTCCAGGGCGCGCGGTTCGTGGAGGACTGGATCAAGGCCGTCCGGGCCCGGGTCCTGGAGATGATCGACCGGGGGGAGGACGTCCCCGGCTGGAAGCTGGTCCGGGGCACGGCGCACCGGAAGTGGGGCGACGAGGACGCCGCCGACCAGTACATGGCCCGCAAGGGGCTGAAGAAGGGACAGCGGTACAAGAGCACGCTGGTCTCCCCGGCCCAGGCCGAGAAGCATCTCAAGGCCGCCGGCCACAGGACGACGTACGTCCAGCGATTCATCGAGAAACCCGAGGGGGCCCCGAAGCTGGTCCCGGCGGGCGACAAACGTCCCGCGCTCGCGGCGAGCGTGGACACCGACTTCGCAGATCTCACCGAGGAGTAGCCACCTACCCGTAGGCCCTGGTAAGGCGCGCCCGTGAACCACCAGAACCACCGATAACCCCGCACTTAGGAGTAGAACATGGCCGGACAGAAGATCACCCTGAAGAGGGTCCGCCTCTCGTTCCCCCGGTTCGACCGGCCGGAGGCGTTCGAGGGCGGCACGCCGAAGTTCAAGGGGACGTTCATCATCGAGGACGCGGAGCAGATCAAGGCCGTGAAGGCGGCAGTGATCGCGGTCGGCAAGGAACAGTGGGGCGAGAAGTTCGCGCCTCTGCTGCGCAAGGGGAAACTGAGCAACCCGATCAAGACGTCGGACGAGGACACCCCGGGCTACCCCGAGGGCTCCGTCTACGTCCGCGCCTCGTCGAAGGACCAGCCCGGCATGGTCGCCGTGTGGAAGGGCCGTGACGGCAAGGCGGCCCGGGTGGACGCGGACCAGTTCTACGCCGGCTGCTACGTCAACGTGAGCCTCTTCTGCTCGTCGTTCGACATGCCCGCGAACAAGGGCGTGACGTTCTACCTCAACAACGTCCAGTTCGCGGCGGACGGCGAGCGTCTGGACAACCGGATCGCGGCGGAGGACGAGTTCGAGGTGGACGAGGACGCCACGGCGCCGCTCGACGATCTCGACGAGTCCGAGGACGCGAACGAGGACGACGAGGACGAGGACGAGGACGAGGACGAGGCCCCCGCCCCGAAGAAGAGCAAGAAGGCGAAGGCCGCGAAGGAAGACGACCTGACCGACCTGATGTAACTAGGCGTTCATCTTTTCGCGAACACGCTGCGGAAAGTGAACACCTGGGCCCGGGGGTGTCAAAGCCCCCGGGCCCCGTTTTCCCCTCGATCCGGGAGGTCCTCGGTGGAACAGGTATCACAACTTGACTGCGTGTTCTGGGACGCAGCGGTACAATCCGGCGGGTACGGGAACACCAGCCGGGGCCTCGCGCATCGTATTTCATACGAGGACGTCCACGGCCCGATCCCCGGCGGGTATGAAGTGGATCACCTCTGCCGCAACAAGCTTTGTGTCAATCCTGAACACCTTGAAGCGGTCACTCCCGCTGAGAACAAACGTCGAGCTGCGGCGGCCCGTCCACCACAGACGACGTTTCGGTGCGGTCACCCCTTCACGCCGGGTAACTGGTACGTCTTAACTAATGGCAGTCGCTACTGCCGCGTGTGTCACCTCGCGCGGTGCCAGCGGGGGAGACGGCCGTGAGTCTATCCGTGGATCTGGAGACCCGCTCCACCGTTGACCTACGCAAGACCGGTGTCCACCGGTACGCGCGCGATTTGAGCACGGACGTCTGGTGCATGGCCTTTGCGTATGACAACCAGTCTGAACCCCAGATCTGGGTCCCAGGCGACCCAGTCCCCAGCGCCGTCAGAGTCTCGCACGGCGACCGGGACTGCGAGTTCCGGGCGTTCAACGCCGCCTTCGAGCGGATCGTCTGGAAGTACGTCCTGGTCCCCCGGTACGGGTTCCCGGAGCTGCCCGACGACAAGTGGGTCTGCACGATGGTCGAGGCGGCGGCGCTCGGCCTCCCGATGTCCCTGGAGGCGGCGGCTAAGGTGCTCGGGCTGGACGTCGAGAAGGACATGGACGGCCGGCGCCTGATGCTCCAGATGGCGAAGCCCCGGCGGCCCCGGAAGGACGAGGACCCGGACGCCCTGCTCTGGTGGGACGACGAGGACCGCCGCCAGCGCCTTTATGCGTACTGCAAGCAAGATGTACAGGTGGAGCAAGCGGTCGCGGACAAGCTCCGCCGCCTGTCACCGATGGAGCGGGAGGTCTACCTCCTGGACCAGAGGGTCAACGACCGTGGGGTGTACATAGACATGCCCCTCGTGCGGGCCGCGGGGGACCTGATGGCCCGGGCCACCTCCGTCGCGGACGAAGAGATGGCGGCCCTGACCGGGGGCGCGGTGGACGCGGTCACGAAGCACGCCGACCTCCGGCTCTGGCTCAATGACCAGGGCGTCGAGGTGGACTCGGTCGCTAAGGACATCGTCCGGGACCTCCTGGCGGACGAGCTGGACCCTGCGGTGCGGGACGTGCTCCAGGTCCGGGCCGACGCCGGCAAGAGTAGCACCGCCAAGCTCGCGGCGATGGAGCTGGCGGTGGACGAGGACGACCGGGCGCGCGGGCTCTACCAGTACCACGGGGCCGGCACGGGCCGGTGGTCCGGGCGCCGGGTGCAGGGCCAGAACCTCCCCCGCCCCACGTTCAAGCCGGACCCTTTCATCCCGCTCGTGATGGCCGGCGAGTACGACCTGATCGAGATGGACCAGCCGGTCCCGGTCGTCGTGTCGAATATGCTGCGGTCCATGCTCCGGGCGGCCCCCGGCCGCGTGCTCCGGCAGGGTGACTACGGCCAGATCGAGGCCCGGGTCCTGGCCTGGATCGCGGGGCAGGAAGACCTCCTCGCGCTGTTCGCGGCCGGCGGGAAGATCTATGAGGAGATGGGCGCGTTCATCTTCAACGTCCCCGTGGACCAGGTGGGGCCGGACTCGTTCGAGCGCCAGGTCGGGAAGAACACGATCCTCGGCTGCGGCTTCCAGATGGGCGCCGACCGGTTCGCGGAGCAGGCCCAGGAACAGACGGGCATCGTGCTCGACCGGGGCGAGTGTGTTATTCGCTGCCGTGCATGTGGGCGTGAGGAGACCCGTTGCGGCGGCCAGCCTTTAACACTGAAGTGCTGCCACAAGGAAGACCGCGAAGTCGAGTGGGTCCGGGAGGACGTGAGCGCCAAGGCCGTGAACGGGTACCGTGACAAGAACGACAGGATCAAGGCGTTCTGGCCCGCGATCAATGACGCCGCGATCCGGGCCGTGGCGGAGCCGGGCACTGTGCAGTGCGTCGGCCGGAACGACGGCGTCCGGTACACGAAGCGCGGCCCCTATCTGTGGTGCCGTCTGCCCAGCGGCCGGTTCCTCGCGTACGCCAAGCCACAGCTTGGACAGCGCCGCCTACCGGAGCCCTGGGACGACGTGAAGAAGACCGCCGTGTCCTACCTCACCGTCAACTCGGTCACGCGGAAGTGGGGGCGGGTGTGGACGTACGGCGGGCACCTCACCGAGAACGTGGTCCAGGCCATGGCCCGGGACCTGATGGCGTCGGCTATGCTGCGCCTGGAGAAGGCGGGCTACCCGATCGTAACACACACGCACGACGAAATCGTGTGCGAGTGCGACCCGGACGAGGGGTCACTGGAGGAGTTCTTGAAGCTGATGAAACGACGCCCGCGTTGGGCTCGCGGACTCCCAGTTGCAGTAGGAGGATACGAGAGTGACAGATACAAGAAGTAGAGAGCGCTGGGCCGACGTGCCCGGGTGGGAGGAACTGTACCAGGTCAGTGATCGGGGCCGGGTTCGGCGTGCCGCTCCCGGGAGGGGGACCCGTTCCGGTCGCGTACTTATCCCGGGGCTAGATAGCGGTGGGTACCCATTTGTTGTGCTCTCTGCTGCGCCTCGTCGAAAGTGGATGCGCGTGCATCGGCTGGTTCTACTCGCCTGGGTGGGCCCGTGTCCTGAAGGGTCGTTGGGTTTACACCGCAATGGCGACCGAGGAGACAACGGGCTCGACAACCTGTACTACGGGAGTCAGATGGACAACATGCGGGACGCCCGCGAGCACGGCACCCTCGCAGTCGGGGAGAAACATGGTAACTCACAACTGACAGAAGCACTGGTCCGAACAATCCGCCGGCGGACGAAGATAGGTGTTACGCAAGCGGAGTTGAGTCGTGAGCTTGGGGTATCCAATAACGCAGTCCACTTTGTCGTCCACGGGCGCACCTGGGGTCACGTCGCTTGAGCGCCACCCGACTGTACGACGCCGGCTACACGGCGCTGGTCCCGGTCATCCCACCGGGCGTGCGGATGTCCCCCCGGTCCAAAGTCCACCCGGACAACCGGGGGAAGATCCCCGGACTGCGGCGGTCGGACGGGTGGGTCGGGATGCACGACTGGCAGAAGTACGAGGCCACGCCCAAGGACCCCGCCCGCTGGGACCGCTGGGGAGCCAACGTCGGCATGATCGCGGACGCCTACCCGGGCGTGGACATAGACGTGGACGACGAACAGCTCGCGCGCGTCTGCACCAAGTTCGCGCTGGAGCACCTCGGCCCGGCCCCGTGCCGTCTGTCGAGGGGAAGCCGGCGACTACTGGTGTACCGGACGGACGCGCCGTTCCCGAAGACAGTTCTGGAGATCGAGTACCGGGGCGAGACGCACAAGGTCGAGGTGCTCGGCCGGGGTTGCCAGTTCTTGGTGCATGGGACGCACCCGTTGGGCGAACGGTACCGTTGGGCCCGGTCCGAGCTGTGGGACGTCGAGCCGAACAACCTGGCGTTAGTGGGCGCCGCGGACGTACAACGGTACTTTAGCGCTCTCTCTAGCGCCCTCAGTGGAAAAGGTATCCAGTGCCGGGTCCGCGGCACGCACGACCACGAGCGCGGCCCCGTCCCGGCGCAGGAGGATCTGCGGGCGCCGGACCTGGAGGCCCTGGAGGACGTGGTCAGCCGCATCCCGAACACGAGCGCCGGCTACCCGACCCGGGAAGACTACGTCGCGTTCGGTCACGCCGTGAAGGCCGCGGGCGGGGACGACGCGCTCTACATCTTCCAGGACTGGGCCGGGCGGTGGGACGAGGGGGTCAATGACCCGGAGATCGTGGCGGCGGACTGGGACCGGATGCGCCCCCCGTTCAGGATCGGGTGGGAGTGGCTCCGGCAGCGGGCGGGGGACGACGCCCAGGACGAGTTCGAGGTGGACCCGACCGCGGTCGCGCCCCTGCCCCCCGCGGTCTACCTGACGGAGGAGGACTTCGTCGAACGGGTGCTGCCCGAGGTCCGGGACCAGCTCCGGTACGTCCCGGAGGAGAGGCGCCCGTGGCGCGTGTGGAACGGGCACCGCTGGGTCGAGGACAAGCTGCTCGCGGCGCAGCGCGTCATCCGGGACCCGCTGCGTCTGCTCTCGCGACAGCTCGACAAGCGGTCGAAGAGCCCGGACATAGAGAAGGAAGCCAAGACCGCGTACCGGGCCGCCGCGAAGAAGGTGCAGTCGGACACCGGCATCCGGGCCGTGACGTCGCTCCTCCGAGTCCACCTGACTTGCACCCCCGATCAGTTCGACGCGGACCGGTGGGTCCTGAACACCCCGGGCAAGCTGATTGATCTCCGGACCGGGCGGGCGGTCAGCCGGGGCCCGGACGATCTGTTGTCGAAGTCCACGCTCGTCACCCCCGCCGGCCGGTACGACCCGGCCCGCGCGCCGCGGTGGTCCGCGTTCATGGAGCATATCTCTGACGGGGACCCGGAGCTGGCGGGCTTCCTCCAGCGGTACGCCGGCTACTGCACGACGGGCGACGTCGGGGAGAAGGTGTTCGTGTTCGCGTGGGGCCCGAGCGGCTCCGGAAAGAGCACGTTCGTCAACGCCCTGTCCACGATCCTGGGAGACTACGCGGGCCACGTCGCGATGGAGACGCTACTCGGCGCAGGGCGGGGGCGCGTGCTGGACGACGTGGCCCAGCTCGTGGGCAAGCGCCTCGTCACCGCGGCCGAGCCCCAGGCCGGCGCGTCCTGGAACGACGAGCTGGTGAAGGCGATCACCGGCCGCGACGTGCTCACGGTCCGCAAGCTCTACGAGAGCAACTTCCAGTTGAGGCCGCAGTTTAAGCTGCTGATCGGCGGGAACCACGAGCCGAAGGTCGGGCGCCTGGACGACGCGATGAAGCGTCGGCTCCTGATCGCGCCCCTCACGAACGTCGTGCCGGAGGCGGAGGAGATCGGGGAATATGACGCCCTGCTCGTCGAGGAAGAGGGCCCCCAGATCCTGGCCTGGATGCTGGAGGGGTGCGCCGCGTGGCAGCGGGACGGGCTGAACCCGCCCGCCGCGGTGACGTCCGTCACGGAGCGGTACTGGGCCTCGGAGGACAACGTCGGCCAGTGGATCGAGGACGCGTGCGAGCTGGGCCCGGAGAACGAGGCGAGCCGGTCCGAGCTGTACGAGAGCTGGTGTCAGTGGTGCGGGGCGCGCGGCCTGAAGCCTGGGACCAGCGCGGACCTGAAGCAGGCGATGGACGGCCGGGGGCTCGACCTACAGGACGGCCGGGTCGGGTCCCGGGAGGGACGGGTGCGGGGCTACCGAGGGATTCGAGTGCTACTAGACCTGGAGGGGATATGAAGTTGATATGTGACGGCGGGTGCGGCGCCGAGGGGCGGAAGACGGGCCCCAGTCGTGTCGGCACGACGTGTGATACGCGGGGGTGCATGGGCGTCCTGGTTGAGGACGTCTTATCTGGCGCGCAGACGGACCAATACGGCCCCGTTACGCCACATCCGGCGCTGCCCACTGACTCCGCGGCCCGGAAGAACACGCCGATGGCCCGAGGGTGCCTGGACTACTTCCCGGCGGCGTTCGCCGCGGTGGCCCAGCTCTCCAAGGCCGGCAACGACAAGCACAACCCGGGGGAGGAGCTGCACCACGCCCGGGGCAAGAGCGCGGACCACGCGGACTGCATCCTCCGCCACCTGGTGGACCGCGGGACCGTGGACCCGGAGGACGGCATCCGTCACTCGGTCAAGGTCGCGTGGCGCGCGCTCGCCCTGCTCCAGGAGGAGCTAGAGGCGGCCGGCGCGCCCAAGGCGCGGGGGGCGCGCTGACCCCGCACGAGCTGGTGGCCCGCTGGCGCGAGGAGGTGATCTTCCTCCGCGGCCGGGGGCTCGACGAGGCCGCCGCCCTGACCGACGCCCACGCGGACGACCTCCCGCCGGCCGCGCCTATACTACGAGGACTACATCCAGCTCCAGGCGCACGCGGACGAGGTACACCCCCGGTTCCCGGCGTTCCTCCAGCTCGTGGAGTCGCTCGGGTGGCGGGTGTCGGCAATCTGTAGCTTGCGCGTTGATGACTTCGACGCAAGCTCGACCTTGACACGGCCGTACGGGCGCCTGCTGAAGCGGGCCGAGACGGACAAGATGGGGGTGGAGCGCTGGACCGTCCTACCGCGCGAGGCGCGCGACGCTCTCGTCTCCCTGCTCCCGGGGCGCCGGGGGTTCCTCTTCCCGGCGGAGAGGGGCCGGGGCCCCTGGAGCCGCTTCTACGCGCGCGGGCTGCTGTCGGAGGCGTGGGACCTGACCGAGGTCCCGGGGGAGCGGTTCGTCGCGTTCCACGCCTTCCGGCGGAAGTGGGTGGACGAGCGGGACCACCTACCGGACCACGTCGTGGCGGCGCAGGGCGCATGGCTTAGTACCCGCACGCTCGACATCTACCGCGCCCCGAGCGAGGAGGCACTGCTTGAGGCCGCGACCACGAACAGGAAACTCAGGAGGAACGGATCATGATCGAGTTCATGGATGAAGATGAATTACTGGCTGAGTTTCATCGCGCGGACATCCTGCTGCCCAGGGAGCGCGCGGCCCGGGAGCGTCGTCGGGCGATGCGGGGACAGCAGGGCCACCTCAGCGCGGCGCTCGCTGATGCAGCCGCGCTACAACAACTCGCCGCCGCCCGACAATCGGGGTCGCGTATGGGCGGTCTCAGCGGTCTCAGCGGTCTCGGCGGTCTGTTTGGCAATTGGTGAGAACGTGTTGCAGAACGCGAGCGGGACGAAATAGGACGAAACGTCCTAAGTCGTGTAGTCCCAACGAGTGGGCGCTGCTGGACTCGAACCAGCGACCCCCTGCTTGTAAGGCAGGGCGGGCCGAGTTAGATGCCGGCGTGGTAACGGGATTGGCTGGTAGATCCTGGGATTCTACCCGCTTTCGTTACGGGCCCCCGGCGCCATCTCGGGGAGAACGTGTTGCAGAATGTGTTGCAGAATGTTGGCACTTACGCGCAAGTACCGACACTTAGGCGCAAGTATGGGCGGTTAACGGCGCAGGAACGATAGATCCGGGGGCGGGCGTTGCGCGGGCGCCTCGTCCTCCCGCTCCCGGAGCCGTTGCAAGAGCAACGGGATACCGACCGCAGCGCCCCCGGCCGCCGCGGCACCGGCCACGGCCTCGGGAAGCGCGGCGCCGAGGCGGAGCCCCTCACGCTGTAGGCGCTCCCGGTCGGCGGGGGTAATGCGGATGACGGGGTGGGTGTTGATCGCGGCCTCTTCGCCGAGGGTCACTACAGCTCGCGCCTTCGCTTCCTCCATCGTCCGCCCCGTACCGAGTATTATCCCATGTTCACGGACACGGTAGACGTCCCCTTGCAGTTCGTACTGAATCCCATCTCTCGCGTCGAGTTCGGTGATCCCAATGGGCACGTCCTCCACCGTCAGACCCAGACGCTTCGCCTGCGCGCGCATGACGCCCGGGACCAGCTCGTCGTAGAAGGCGGTCATACCCTCACCGCCGACGGCGAGGTCTTCGCCTTCGATGACACGACGGGAGGACTTGACATCGTAAGCCACGTCCACGAGAAACCCCATCTCCTCGTCCGTAAAATTGCTGCCTGAGATCACGCGGTCCCACGTTTTACCACTAGACTCCATCTCATCAGCGATGTAGTCGAGAATCTCTTCTTGTTCGGACGTGAGCCCTTTCCCGTTGCCGTAACCTTCAATGTATTCCCGTACGTCGGGGGCGCTGGTTTCAAACTGCGCCTCTCGGCTTGTGAGACGCTCCGCCGGACCCTTACCGATGTACTGCTCAAGTTCTTCTGGCGTACGCACGGTCTCGCGCAGGACTTCATCGCCCTGCAAGTCATGGGCGACTAGCTCGTGCCCGTCCCACTCAAGACGTTCGACGTGCTTCCGCAAGTCGAACATGTCCGCGGCCTGCTCCCCACGGATCATAGCCACCCCGTCCGTCCCGCTCTCCAGGGCCTCTTGAATCGCGCGGTGGACACCGAGGCCCACCCACTCCGCGGTTTCCTTGTAGGGGCGGTCGGGTACGGCGCCACGCGCTTGCTGCGCGGGCTGCTCCACGATCTCCAACACGGGATGCATATTCTCCGGGAGTCCGGCCAGGTACTGCTCGGCCGACTCGCGTGAGGGGTGAACGTCGGAATAGTTCCCGGAGTGGCGATTGCGGACGATGTAGCCGAGAGTCTGGTCCGTCTGGAACCCACGGTCCCTACCCGCCTGGGCCCAATCGTCCTGCAACTCATTGACCATAGTGTACCGGCCACCGTCCGCGCCGCGGTGGGTCTCGGTGCGGATATGGGTCATGGCGTTGTCTTCGTCCCAGTGGGGGGATTTGTACGTCTGCACGCCCTCGGGGTTGAAGACAACTTGGTAGGGGTCCTGATTTCCTGACGCCCGCGGCTCCAGCCGCGTGATTATCACCTTGTAGTCCCCCTCGCCGCCGGGTAGCGTGTACTCTGCGAACTTGGGTTCCGAGGCTGACCCCAAACTCGCTTCGTTGACGATCTGCTCCGTCCCGTCGCTGTACGCGACCAGATAGTCCCCGGCAGGTAGGCGTTCTGCGATCTCACCATCGAGATCACCCACTCGATCTCCAATTTTGAAAGAAGTACGCCGTCCGAGTACCGTCTCCGTCAACCGGGGCCGGTTCGCCTCGAAGAACTCCTCCACCTCAGCGCGCGTGATAGACTCGCCGCGGCGCGACTCCAGCCACTTGTCGATCCCCGACCACTCCCGCTCGGTCTTCGACTGGGGGGCGTTACGGAGTAGCTTCTGCCAGCGAACACCGGTCGTCTTGGCCGGGATCTTGGGGTGGGTCTCCAGGAACGCGCGCACGGGGGAGATCCAGGTTCCGCTCATACCAGTGTCCACCTGTCCAGCGGGGGGCGTGGGTGCTTCCACCCCTCCACTCTCGCCCAATCCACGGGCGGACGCAAGGTCTTCCGTGACCGCCTCCCGCTGGAGCGCCGTCACCGGGTCCACGTCCCCACCTAGGTAGGACCGCTCCCCCGCGGCGCGCCCCTGTTCTATGGTCCCCCGGTTCACCGCCGCCTGGGCCTCACGGGCGATGTCCTCAGCCCCCGGGTCCGACGCGCGCTGGCCGCCCGGCCGGAGCGCGGACTCGGCCGCACGCCGATCCGGCGTCGGGATGTACCCACCCCCGCCCAGGTGGAAGTACCCGTCCTGGCCCCGGACGCGAGACAGGTGTTCCGCCTCCCCCTGGCCCGGGACGAGGTCTACCACGTCGAGCACGACCTCGTCCCCGCTCTCGGCGGCGCGCTCCCACGTACCGACGCCCCTGCCAGGCTCCGCCAGGGCCTCGGCGAACTCCTCCTCAAACTCCCGGAGGACGGACGGCGTCAGCGGGCCCGGGACGACCTTGTCGTCCCCGGGGAACGCGGCCACGCTGTACGTGTCCTTCCCGAGTACGTTCTCTCCGCCCAGGGTGAACGTGGAGCCCTTGTTCTCCGGGTCCGCGTAGTGCGCCTCGACCTGGGACAGGTGCCGCCGGCCACGCTCGGTGGCGGGCGTCGGGTTGAACCGGACGTTGACCCCGCCCACCCCGTACCCCTCCCACCCGGCGTCAGCCATCAGGGCCTCCATCCGGTTCTTGGCCTGGTTCCCGTGGGCTGGGAGCCCCTCCGTCTGGAGCGACTCGGTCGCGGCGCGGTAGAAGTCCTGGATCTGGTCCATGTCCCGGAGGTGGCTCGCGGCGGGCACGTCCACGTCCACGGACGGCTGGCCCCGGAACCGGGGCTCGACCCGGCCACCCTCGCCGTACCAGAAGGACGGCTTGACCGCCTCCTCCGGATAAGCCGCGAAGCGGGCGCGCTCCTCCCCGGCCTGGCCGGTGCCGTAGCGGGCGGGGTCGATCACGTCCAGGTCCTTCGCCCGCGGCCCGTAGTGGGTGAGGCGGATCGTCTCCTCCGATCCCTCAAGCACGGGCCGGGGGAGCCGACCGGTGATCGCCTCCCCACCGGGGAGCGACCGGACGTGGTCCCCCACGCGGCGGGCTACGGGGTTGACCATCGCACCCGCCTCGCCCATCCCCCGGAGCGCCTGGGCCCCGGCCCGCCCGACCATCCCGGCCCCGACGAGCCCGCCCAGCGCGTCCAGCGCGCTGAGGAACTGGAGCCCCGTGCCCATGACCGGGTGCCCCTCCTCGATCATCTGCGTACCGGCCCGGTGGCCCTCCAGCGCCCCGAAGGGCGTCAGGGTCTCCAGCGGGCGGCGCTGGGCCTCCTCGACCACCTGGCGCCCGAAGCCCCAGATACCGCGGCCCCGGGTGGGGTCCACGGCCTCGCGCACGGTGCCCAGCGCGTTCTGGAGCCACAGCGGCCCGCGCGCCGGGCCGATGGACGGCTGGCCCGGGTCCACCTGAATCGGCGCCTGACGCGCCCGGGCGGCGTCGGGCTGCGCGAACAGGGACTGTAGACGGGCTAGGAGTTCGGGGTCCAAGGTGTTATATTTCCTCGATCGTGTACTTTTCGTGCGGAGGAAAACCGATGTACGCTGTCCTCATGGGGTTCCTGGCGGGCGGGCTCGTGACGCTGGTGTGGCTCTGGCTGTACCTGGACGAGCCTATCGGCTAGGGGCGAACAGGCTCGCCCCCACCGCGCCGCCGGTCACACCGATGGCGGCCGACTTGATCGACGAGCTGAAGAACGCCGCGATGTCAGCGTTGCGGGACTCGCGCTTTATCATCTGCTGGAGCGTCTGGAACGGGACGCCGCTCTCGCCCCCGGGGAAGAGCGCCGCCACCTTGCGGCGGGTGTCCTCGCCCGCGTCCATGTACTTGGTGAGGAGGTCCACGGCGCCTTCGTCGCGGGCCCCGAGTTGGGCCGTGATCCGGGACAGCATCCCCTCATTGAAGAAGTCCCGCTCCGGTGCCGAGCGCAGCCGCGCCCGGTTCTCCGCGACCAGGTCCGCCTCCCGGTCGAACATCGACCACCCCTTGTCGAACGCCCGGTCCTGCGAGCTGACGCGGGCCCACGCCCGGTCAGCCTCACGCAGCGGCTCCCCGACCATGTCCTCCATGATCTCGGTCAGCTCGTCCGCCCGGCCCTGGCCCTCACGGCCCGCCTTGCGCAGCGATCCCCGGAGATCCTGGAGATCCTGGAACGAGGGCTGGTTCGAGGAGCCGCGGACCAGGACGCCCGTGCGCCGGCCGGGGCCGGAGCGGATGCCCGTCTGGCCCGGGCGGAACTGTCGCGGCACCTTCGTGCGGAGCACGGGGTCCGTCCCGAGATCCTGAAGGAACTGCGACACGCGCGGGTCGTCGATCGCCTCGAACTGCTCCTGGATCGGGCGGTAGAACGTGTCCTGAACGCGGAGCTTCTCCGCCTCGATCTTGGCCTTCGACGCGGGGCGCGAGCCCTCAAGCCCGGACAGTTCCCGCATCCGGGAACCGACGCGCTCACCCCGCGCGGCGCGAGACCCGAGCACGCCCCCGAGAAGTCCGGCGGGCGCGCCGAGCGCGGCGCCGGCCGCAGCGCCGTAGGGCGCGGAGGCGGCGGCGGCTTCGAGCCGCTCCCCGGGCTCCGCGGCCCCGGCGCCGGCCGCGGCCCCACCGATGCCCCCGAACAGCCCGCCCCGGGCCGCACCGGTAAGCGCGCCGCGCGCGGCGCCGGGCGCCATACGCGCGGCGCCCAGGGCCGGGGCCGCCGGGAGGAGCATGGCCCCTGCCATACCCGCGGCGGCTGTGGCGCCCGGCGCGTGCTCCTGGCGCAGCCCCTGGGCCCGACGCATCCGGTCGCCCGTGCGGGGCGATGCGGCGCCGACGATCTCGTCCATGAACCCAAACGAGAGCCCCTGGCCCGCGGCGCCTAGGGCGCTGCGCACCGGGTGCTCCCCGACCTCGGCCATCTCCTGCGACGCCACGAGGTCCTCCGCGGACTCCACGGCCATGCGGAGCGCGAAGATGTTCGGGTAGTCCGTCATCTCGGCGACGATACTATCCACGTACTGAGGATCTTCGCCCGCGGCGAGCGCCTCCCGGGCGAGCCGTAGCGCCTCGTTCGGGTCCATCTAGTTCCCCCTCGGCCGCAGGAACGGGTTGGCGCCGGCCTCCGGCGCCGAGGGCGCGGGAATCCCGACGCGCGTGAGGATCTCGTTCGCGGCGGCGGCGTCCATCTGGGACGGGTCGTCCGAGAACATGATCGCCGCGAGCGCCCGGGCCTGAGCCTTCTGGTCCCGGACGTCCTTGCTGTCGCCGCCGGACGTCGTGAACGCCACGCGGTAGTTCGCGCGCTCCATCTCCGTCATCTGGGCGCCCGACAGGATCGGCACGAACGCGCTGACCCACCGGTCCCGGGCCGCGCTCGCCATCTGACCTGTCGGCGATACCGCCTGGAGGCCGACGTTAGCGAGCGTACCGAGGACGCCACCCTCGCGGGCCCACCCACTGAGGACGCTCACGATCGGGTTCGCCAGCTCCGCGTCGTACTGACCGAGGACCTCCTCCGCGTCTGACATGATCCGGGCGAGGTTCTGGTTCTTCTGAGCGAACGAGTCCGCGCCACCGCCGCTACTGAGCGGGAGCCCGACACGCGCCGCGGGGGCGCCCGTCACCGGGTCTACCGCGTACACGTAGGGCTGATCGTCGTCCGGGCGCTGAACCGTGATGAAGCGGGACGACTCCTCGGGCGCCGGGACGGCGTTGCTGAAGTCGTACTGGCCCGAGGTCGGGTCGAACGCCGCGATCACGGGCTCGCCCGTCTCGGGGTGGACCGTCTCCTGGCGCTGGAGCGCGCGGGGCTGGGGCTGGCTCGCCTGCATGGACGTGAGGGCGGCCGTCAAGACCTTGGCCGACTCCATGTCCCCTGTCGCGATAGCCTGCACGAGCATCTGACGGGCGGTTGGGATGTCGATCCCGGCCTCCCCGAGCTGGGCGATCTGCTCCCGCCCCTGCTGCTGGACGAGCGCCTCCCGGCCCTGGGCCCCGGTCTGGCGGCCCTGGAGCGCGCCCACGGCGAGAGAGCCCACGGCGTTGGCTCCGGGCTGAGACGCGCCGGCCACGGTCGTCAGGCCGGCCGTCAGGATCGCGTCCCGCATAGCCTGCTGATTCGCCTCCGGCCCGAGCCTCGGGTCCGCCCCGCCCCCGAAGAGGGCGGCGAACGGCGACGCGGCGCGAGCGAGTAGTCCGCGCGGCATCAGTAACTCCCGTAGCGGTATTGGCCCGGGAGGGGGGCGTCCTGGAACAGGCTCCCCGGCTGGAACCCGCCACCGCCACTGAGGGCGCTGCCGGCGGCTCCCCCCGCGGGGCCGCCCATGAAGAGGCCGGCGCCCGTGAGCCCGGCCCCGAGGAGCTGGCCCCAGAAGCTCGGCCCGGGCTGCTCCGTCGTGGAGGTGGAGCCCGTCGGGCCCATCCCCATGTTCAACATCTGCATCTGCTGCTGGGCCCGGAACAGGGGCTCCTGCATCTGGCGCTCCTGTAGGGCGCGCTGGTACTCACTGTGCTGGAGGCCCTGGCCGAGCGCGTTCTGGTACCCCTGCGACAGGAGCCCGCCAATCTGGCTGGTCTGGGCCCGGTCCAGCTCGCCCATCCGCACGCCCTCCGCGACCCCGTGCCGGGAGCCGCCGAACGCCCCCGCCCGCGTGGCGGCGTCGTTTGTGGCGAGGCGCGCCTGGCCCCGGAGGTTGTCGAACTCGCCCTGGACGCCGCCGATCACCTGGTTCATGTACGGGTTCATGAACGGCTGCATCTGTTCCTGGATCGAGCGCGGGTCGGCGCCGAGGAACAGTGGTCCCCCGCCCTGGAGTCCCTGCGCGCCCTGGAGCGCCTGCTGGCGCATCTGGTTGACGTAGCTCTGGGACTCCGGGTCCAGCCCGGTCTGCTGAGTCGTGGTCTGTCCGCCCTTCGCCATCCCTATATCCCCCGCGTCATCACAGTGAGCGCCGGGGACCACCCTTCATCGAGCAAGACACGGTCCCAGCCCCGGCGGCCGGTGAGCGTAGCCATTGTGCAGCCCTGCTCTTTGCCCCAGGCGAGAACCTTCCGGGAGAGCGCGACAACGGGATCCAGTTTTCCGGCCGCGAGCCAGAAACGTAACATCCTCTTCTGCGGCGTATCTATGACCTCGGAGACAATACACGCATCATCGTCCAGCCACAGTTGGGCGGAGCCCTCCGCGATCTGGCGGGCAACGTCCGCGAGCGTGTGCGTCCCGCCCGCGAGGTCTAGGGCCTTCTGTAGACCCTCCAGGATCTCAGTGGTCATTGGACGGAGGCGGACCAGGCGAAGTCAACGTCCTGGCCCGGATCCTGGTCTACCTCGATCGTGAACTGCGTAGAGGTCGGCGTGTGCGCCGCGAACTGTGTGGCGGCGCCCCATAGCTCTATCGGCGTGACGCTTATGTCCTCGATGTCGGGCGTGACTCCGAGTCCGTGCGTGACGACGACGGTTGTGTTGCCGTCGAGAAGGGTGGCGGTGCCGTTCGCCGCAACGCGTGGCAGGACACGCCAAGCCGTGCCGTCATCGAAGTTGAGCGCCGCGTCGTCGGTGTTGTAGATGACCCTGCCCGCAGTCCCCGCAGCCGGTCGAGTCGCATCCGTGTAGGACGTAAACCGCAGCGGCGCGCCGTTGAGGAACAGGTCGGCGCTGGTACGCTGTAGGTATACGTCGGCAGCGCTAGCCCCGGTCCCGAAATACACGCGCCGGGTCGCCTCAACCGTTTTGAAGAATGGGTCGCTGTCTGTGTCCTTCTTCGCTGCGAGCCCATCACCAGTGAGCGCGGCGGTCCAGGTTTCAGGGTCAGCAAGCACGTCCGCGCCAGCCTTGTACGCCCCCCACACGGGATTCGCGCTTGACGAGGTGTTTCGCCCGGCGACAACTGCGTTAGTGTTGGAGCCCGCGACCATACTACGACGGCTAGAACGCACCGTGTTCCTGGACGCGCCCGAGGTCTCCGACATCTTATTGTCCGAGATCAGCCGGTAAGCGTCGTAGCCCTCCCAGATCACGTTGTCGATCGCACCGGAGCCGGTGAACAGAACGGGGCTGCATCCCTCCCAACGACACGTGTTCCAGTAGTTGTTTGGCCCCTCGCAGTACACGGAGTACTCGGGCTCCGCGCTCTCAAACGTAACGCCCCAAAAACGGTTGTTGTTCGGGTCGTTAGCGTTCTGGCTGAGCAGCTCGACGTAGCGCGCACCCGTGATGTCAGAACCTTCATTCGACGATATCTGGAAGCGCCCGCCCCAGAAGTTGTTTTCATTCACGTACCCGCCTGCCGCAGCACCCGGCTGAATTGATAGCCCGACCTCGTTGTTGACGATCTGCGACATGTGAATGTCGTTGTAGGCACATGCCACGCTGTTGGCCTCTAGCAGCACACCAATCGCGAAGTCCTGCACCCTCGGGATGTGCACCGTGCAGTTGACGAGATTCACGAGCCGGATGCCCGTCCCAAGTCCTGCCCAACCCGCGCCCGTCTTGTCGTTCTCGATCTGGGGCAAACGCACATGCTTCCTGAACAGGACGTCGTCAGGATCAGCGGCCGATCCCGTCGAGACTTCCACGGCGATCGCCACTTCTGGATCAGCCGGCACAAAAACTGCCCCGGTGAAGTCCGCGTGTGTACTAAAGACGATCTTATCGCTGATAGTGAACGTACCGCGCCCGACGACTGTACCGCCAGCCGCCGCGGCCTCATCATTCGCCACTTGGATCGCGGCGGTGTCGTCCACCCCACCACCCACTGCACCGAACGCTCTCACGTCGAACATACCGCCCGTCACCACCGCCGAGCCGACACGCAGTGTCACCCCCGAGGGTAGTGAAATGCTGCCAGCGTCGTAGTCCAGTCCTTCCGGCACGTAGACCACGCCGCCCCCGGCGTCGTCGGCGGTCTGGGCCGCGGCGTTGATCGCGGCGGTCCAGTCGCTGCCGACGAGTAGGGGCGCGAAGCGGGGGTGACGTACGTCGTAGACCTGGCCCCCCAGATCCAGCACCGGTCCGGCCCAGAACACGTCGTTGTTGGTGTCGCGGAAGATGCCCGCGTCCGTACCACTGAGCCACGGCGTGCCCTGGAACAGGCGCGAGTACGGCGGGGTGATGATCCTGTCAGCCATGATCTTCCTCTACGGCACGAAAGCGGACCAGGAGAAGTCCACGTCCTGGCCTGGGTCCTGGTCAACTTCGATTGTGAACTGTGTACTGGTGGGGGTGTGCTTCCAGAACTGTGTGGCGGCGCCCCACGCCTCACTCGGCGTGACGCTGATGTCCTTGAGGTCGGGCGTGACGCCCAGACCGTGCGTGACGACGACAGTCGTGTTGCCGTCTTCGAGCGTGACGACGCCGTTCGCCGCGTTCAGCCCCGCCTGGCCGATCTGCTGGAACGCCACCGCGAGCTGGCGCCGGAACTCGGTCTCGTTGCCGGGCTCGTACCGGTCGGGCGCACTCGGGAAGCGGACAGGTACGAGACTCACCGCTCACCCCCCGGCACCACGTCCAACCGGACCGTGCCGAGGCGCCAGTCGGCCTCGGGCTGGTCGGGCGACGTGCGGACCTCCAGCCGCGCCTGGCGCGCGGTGTGGCGCATATCCACCTTGTCCGCGGTCACGTCGATCTCGACCTCGGTCTCACTCGCCATGGGGTACATCGCGAGATGGAGCGACAGATCGACCTGACCGAGCGTCCGCTCGTCCGGGACCGCGGCCCGTACGAACATGACGTTGTCGCCCTTGCCCAACTCTATCGGGCCGCCGATCGCGTACGGCAGATCGTCCACGTCGGGGTAGGCCCGGCCGGACTCGTGCTGCCAGATCACGCCGTCCGGGTCCGACGCGACGGGGAACGGCAGCGCGCCCGTGTCCTCGCCACCGGTGCGGGCGATGTCGAGCGGGTACCACACGCTGAGCCGGTAGTTGTATACCACCGCCCGGTTGCACTCGCTGGAGCCGGCGGACGGGTAGTGCCACGCGATCTCGCCGAACTCGGCCCGGTGCTCGGCCCAGACCTTCGACGACTGTACCCGGTTGATGTCGCCGAACACGTAGTCCGACATCTCGCACGGGAGGGGCGCGGTGTAGCCGTCGTAGGTGAAGAATCCGCGCTGTCCCATCCAGACGGCGCCCTTACCGTAGACCGCCATGGACCGGCGGCTGATAGCGCCGTCCTGGCCCACGGGGACCGCGGTGTAAAGGAACGTCCCCCCGATGTAGCGGAGGGCGAACACGTCCGTCTCGGTCCAGATCAGCGTCTCGCTCTGCGCGCGCCGGCCGGCCAGGATCGCGCCCTTGCCCGGGAGGGGTAGATCCCCGGCGGAGTTCGTGGCGTCCGTGATGTCCCAGTCAGTGATATCGTCCTGGTCGGGCCACTGTAGGAGGCGGCGGTTGCCGCCCGCGCCCAGGAGCACGACGAAGTTCTCCGGGGTCACGACGACGCCAGAGTTGTCCTGGGGCACGGTGCCGGCAGAGGGCGAGATGGCGGCCATGGCGCCCCCACCGTCCTGGTCCCAGTACCACAGATCCCCGTCCGCGATGGACACCAGGACGAGGTCCTCGCCGTAGTTGTCGATTGACCAGGTGGTGGCCTCCGTCAGCTCCTCCAGGGAGTCGTCCCCGATCCCGAACGGTCCTCCGCCGAAGAGCCCGGCGCCAAAGTTGCCCGCTTCATACGCGGCGTCGGCCGCGCCCGCCGTCAGACCCCCGGGCGTGATGTCGTCCAGGAGTCCGGCACTGTAGACGAGGATGCTCGTGGGCGTGCCCAGCGCGAGGCGGGGGGCGCCCGCGTTCGTGCGCCACGAGTGTGTACCACGTACGGGGCCGCCTATGACCGCGGCTGACCCAATCCCTGCTTGCGCGATAAAGGTGTTGACGAACCCACCGAATGTCGGCGTACCGTCTACCCTGAATCGCATGTAATAGTACGGTCCTTCCCCATCAACAGTCGTCGTGTCCCAGTCACCCGGGACTGTCCAGGAGACAGTACCCGTCCCTTGGACCGCCATCTTCTGCGTCCCGTCCACCACATCCGCGAGAGCGGACCACGCGCTACCGTCCCAGTACTCGTACGCTAAGTCCCAATCGGCGGGGCTGTAGCTGATGTCGCCAACCACCAAGGCCACGGCGTCGAAGGTAGCGTCCGACGCGAGGTAGAAGGCGTGGTTATCGTCGGCGTGGAAGAACGCGGTAACGTCTCCTCCGGTTACGCCTCCACCCGCGGAGGGGCTGTTGGCCTCACTTGTGTAATCCACGAACGTCGAGGTGTCGTCGTCGTACGCCAGGGCCGCGGCTACCGGGCCCGCACCCACAGACAACAGGTCCAGCGGCAGCTCCTCCCATCCGCCGAGGGGCTGCATAACGCCCTCGTGCCACCGGACGAGCTGCGTGTGGTACCAGCGCCCACGGGCGTCGTAGACCGTGCCGGGCTTCACCACGCCCGGGGGTGGGGTGACGGGGAGGAAGCTCACTGGTCCACCAGTCGTTGGGCGTGGCGCCCCTTCGGGTCGAACTCAACGTGGACGTGCGGCGCGCGGTTCCGGTATGCCGGGTTCATGGCCGCGGGGCCCTCAGTCACGATGTCGAAGTCCGCCCCGAGGCGCCGCGCCAGTTCCACGGCGAACGCCCGCTGTTCGTCGTGCGTCAGGAAGCGCCGCGAGCCGTCCGGGCGACGGTGCCACACGCCGATGTCCATCGCCTTGCCCTTGGGGTGCAGCGAGGACCCGCCCGGGGTCGGGGGGCGCATCCCGGAGGTGATCCGCAGATCCGCCCCGAACATCTCCTGGTGGAGCGCGCGGGCCTCTGCCCGGGCCATCCACATAGAGGGGTGCATGTCCGGGCTCCACCCGGCGTCGGAGAAGACGGTCACGGCTACTTCCCCTTGACGATGGCTGTGATCTTCTCCGCCGAACGGACCCCGACGTATCCGCTCATTATGAGCGTCATCAAGTCCCACGCCTGGTCGGGAATCGGAGGGCCCACGCCCAGCCACGACAGGTAGATCATGACCGCGAACGCGATCATGGTCAGCGGGCGCCACACGGCCCGCAGGAACTCCGCCACGCGCTTCTCCATTGGTGTCTCCACTAGAAGAACCCCAAGATCCACGAGACCGCGCCCGCGACGAAGGCGCTCGCGCCGAGGAGCCAGCCGCGGCTGACCTCCAGCGAGCGCACCCTGTCCGAGATGGCGCGGACGTACGTCTTCGTGTCCGCGGCGTCGGTCGCGACGGACTCCAGCTTCTCCTCAATGCGGCCGAGTGACCGCTCCACCTTCAGCTCCCAGTCCCTCATAGCAGGTTACACACTGCCGACGTGCTGCTGCTGGCCGGGCTGTAGGTTTCGGGTGAGACGTCGTTGTACTTGACCTGGTACCGATAGCCGGAGCCGCTCGTCTCCGAGCGGTTGATGACCGTGGTCCCGGCCGTCACCCCACTATCCACAGTCGCGAAGGCGCCCCCATTGACGCTTCGCTGGAGCGTCATCAGGGACGAGCCCGCGGATACCATCTGGATACGCAGATTGACGGGCGACCCGACCGAGCATGAGTCCGGGTTCGTCGTCTGGGTCACGGACGTGATCTCGGGGAACAGTTCCTCCCCGGGCTCGGGGTCGCCGCCCCCGCCCGTGAACAGTGCCACCACCCACGCGCTGAACTGTCCGTTCTTGGCGTGGCGGACCCACCAGAACCCCTGACTCGTGGAGCCCGTCTCGTACGACGTGGCGCCGGCCGCCGCCGTCGCGACGATGTCGCCCGACGAGGGCGACGCGCCACCGGTGAGGGCAATCTGCGTGCTGGCCGTGACGTCGCCCGAGACCCACTGGACCCCGACGAGGTTGCCACTGTACGGGTACGCCGAGGCGTTCGAGGGGGCGCCGTCCGGCCCCTCCCCCGCCCCGACAGTGTGCTGGGCCGCGCCCAGCATGGCGAGTGCGGGGAGCACTAGCTGGAGTCCTCCATCGCGAGCGCCCCGCGCCAGGTCGTCCCGGCGTCGCGCGTGAAGAGCGTCAAGATGTCCACCCCGCCCGAGGTCAGAGACGGCTGGGTTCCGTTGGGCCACCGGACGGAGCCGGGCCACGTCACCGAGTGGGCGCCCGTGCTCGTCAGCTCCAGGACGATGAACACGCCGTCCGCCGGGACGTTCGTGAACGAGATCGTGATGTCGTCGTCGAGCGTGCCGAAGAAGAAGTTGCCCGCGTCCAGGTCGAGCTGGACCGCGCCGTCGAGCGCGGACCCGAGGTCCACCAGCTCGTACCGGGCCGTCAGGACGTCGATCTCACCGGTGAAGACGCCGCCCGCCTTTGGCATGGCCGCGTCCGCCGTCGTCTGGGTGTCGCCGAGGATCGTGTCGATACTGCCGTTCGGGGCGGCGCCCGCGCTGGCGGACTCGCCGAAGATCTCGCGGAGGATCGCGCCCCAGTTGCCGGAGTCCCCGAGGTTGTTCGGGATGTTCCAGCCGAAGTTGCTGGTTGGGTCTTGGACGGCCATTCGTCTTATCCGATCGGGGTGAACTGGCGACGGAGCGAACCGCCGTACTGCTCCCGCTGCGTCGCGTCAGAGAGCTGTTCGAGCGCCCGCTGGTAGATGGCGTCCCACACGGCGAGGCGTGTGTCGTCCCGCAGCATGGGCGCGCTGAACCGGGCGGCGCCGTACTTGTAGATGTCGGGCCGGGTCAGGAGGAGCCAGTTAGTCGTGTTCGACGTGCTGAGGGGCGTAAGGCTGCGCCAGTACGTCATCTTGGTCGAGTACGTCCCGTCCGGGGCCGGCGCGAACCGTGCCTTGCCGTCAGTGATCGCGGCGTACGCCGGGACGCCGCTCGCGCCGCACCGGAGCTTGAGCTCCGGGATCTGGTTCGCAGACACGATCTCGATCGGGCCGTAGTACGACGAACCATCGTGGTACCAGGACTCGATCTGCGTGAGGTCCGACGGCAGCGACATCCCGTCACCGCTCACACTGAGCGTGCCGCGGTCCGTCAGCTTGCGGGCGCGGTCGTCGTCCCGTAGCTCCGACTCCACGTCCTGGATGAAGCCTTTGATGGCGTCGGTGAGGTCCGTACGGTTCAGGAGCGTCGCGATAGCGGCCTGGAGCGAGGCGTAGTCGGTAATCACTGCGTGTCCTCGTGGTGCGCCTCAGCGTGGGCGCACAGGAACGTGAAGTTGCCAATGTGTCCGCACGCGCGGCTCAGGTCGTGGTCCACAAAGGGTGGGGCGCCCGCGTCCTTCAGGAGCCCACAGAAGTAGACGTCCTCGCCGATGTCGTCGCCGGCCTCAGTCCGGTCGAACCAGAACCACGGCCTGTCCGCGGGTAGGCGGCCGAGGATGGCGGTTTCGATAAGGCACGCACCGAAGCCGATGGAGTCTACCTTCTCCAAGCCCCGGGACTCGCGGCTCGTGACGAGAAGCTCTCCAGCCTTGGCCGCGGTGAACGTCGGGGGGAACTCGCGCCGGGAGTAGTTGATCCCGACGAAGGGCTTCCCGTGATCGAGGAGCCGGACGAACGTGTCCGGGGGGAAGCGCATGTCCGAGTCCAGGAACAGCGCGTAGTGCGCGCCGTCCGCGACCGCCTGCCGCAGCAGGGACTCGCGGGCCTGGTGGACGTACGTCCCGACCTCGAAATAGAGGCCTACCTCCGCGCCCTCACCGAACGACGCGACCGTGTGCGCCTGCATCTGCGCCAGGTCGTACGCGAAGAGGGCGGGGGCGTAGTCGTGCGTGGGGACCAGCACCGCGATCCTCACGCGAGCCTCCCCGGGTGGATCTTGAACGCCCGGTTGTCTGGGTCCTGGAGCCACCGCAGGAGCGCCTTGTCGTCGAAAGCGATGCCCTTGCGCACCAGCTCGTCCCAGATCACGGCCGGGATGCGGCCCGCGAACGAGCCCCACTCACCGTGGGGGTCCCTGGCGCTCGTGAAGTGACGCCGCATCTGTTCGTTGGCGTCGAGGACCGGCTGGATGTCCTGCTGCGAATGAAGCACGTACGAGTCGTCGTGCTCGGACTCGTGGATCAGTACCCGCTTCCTGCGGACGGGGTCGGCCTTCAACAGCATGAGGTACTCCTCGTGTGGGGTACGCTGGAGTTGACGAAGCCGGGTACCCTCACCACCCTGGGCCCCACACAACCCGTAGGGTCCCGGCCCGCCAACTCTCAGTACAGCGTTAGTCCGACTGAGGCGTCAGACGCTTCAGCTCCAGCAACAGCTCCGCGTTGATCTGGTTCAGGTCGAACAGACTGTCGAAGAACGCGCCGATGTCGCCCGCGCCGTTCTCCAGCGTGGCGTTGTCCACCGCCGCGGCCGACGTTCCGACTGTCAGCGGGATCAGGTTGCCCTGGGTCCCCGGCAGGAGCGCGTAGATCGTGAGCGTGTTGTCGCCCTCCACGGCCCAGACGCGCGGGTTGCGCGTCATGGCCGCGGCGTACTGCACGCCCGAACCCGCAGGGTCCAGGTTGATCGCGGCCACGATGTTCGCGATCGAGAGCTGGTGGGCCCCCGCGGCGCCGAGTTGCACGTCCCCGTCGCTGGAGCCCAGCGTGGCGTTGAACGTGTACGTCTTGCCGGCGATGACTAGGGTCTCGCCCTCGGTGATGTCCGCGTCCGCGTCGATCGTGTAGAACGAGCTGGCGTGGACGAGGTCTCCCCCTCCAATACTTGCCATTGTCGTGCCCCTCCCTGGGGCTCAGGTGAGCCCGGGGGCCTTACGGCCCCCAGGCGTCACCAGTCAGGTTGGGTTACGAGGTGGTCAGGTCGAACGCGGCCCCGAGCGCCTTCTCGTTGAGAACGGCGAGCGTAAGCTCCGCGAGGACCATCTTCTGCATGGAGTCACCGGTCTTCGCCAGCTTCTCCGTGTGGAACGGCCGGAGGTAGCGCAGCTCGGCGAACTCCGGGTTGAGGAACCAGGCATCCCGCTCGCGCTGGATGCGGTTCGGCAGCACGCGCACGGTCCCGAAGTCGGACACGTACACGTCGATCGACGCAATCGCGGCGGTTGGGCGCGGATCGACATTGCTGATGTCGAAGTTCCGCGTCACGATGCCTGAGAACGTGCTGGAGACCACCTGCTTGTTGAACGGCCCGACCATGAGCACGCTGAACTTCGCGCCACTCGCGTAGCCCGCCGCGAAAACGTTCTTCGCGATGGTCTCGGTGAACGCACGCTGCGTCCCGTCGCCCCGGGTCGCGCCCGGCACGCCAGACGTGTACGTCGGGTCGGTCCCGTCGCCCGCCTTGTCCACGTTGGTCTTCAGCCAGCACTGGAGCGCGGCGAACTTCCGCGCTACGCCCGCGCTGCCCCCATCGGGCGCCTGCGCCTGCGTCACCGCCCACTCCAGGTCGGTGCGGATCTCAACGCCGCGCTTCATGATCTGGTACGCCATCTCGCTCTTGCGCCCGGCCTTGTCCACCGCCTCGATCGTGCCAGAGACGGAGGCCGTCTCGCGAACGATCTGGGTGTAGTTGCCGACACGGACCGTCGCGGACGGCGTGGTATACGCCGCGGCGTCACCCTCGATGTGGGCGTTCGAGCCGGCCGAACGGAACTCGTCCGTCTGCCACTCTTCCAGCGTCTGCTTTGCCTTCGGACCGACACCGAACATGGACACCATCGGCGTATCCGACGGGTCCACGTTGTAGATGCGCTCCTGGAGGGACTCCCTCAATCCCTGCCTATCGTACCGCTGAACGGTACCGGAAACCACAGCCATGGTACTCCCCTTTTCCCCACCCGGCCGCCACCCCTAGAGGAGGTCGTCTCCGAGTTCTGATTCCAGTTGACGTGCGTGGTCGCGCAGAGTGCGCGGCCCGCTTTCCCGAGCCATATTCTGCGTTCGCTTCTTGCCCCGACGCGTAGACGTGTTCCGAGAGCCCGGCCCCAGCCTGCGGGCCTTCTTCTTCTTGCCTTCGAGCGTCTTCTTGGCGGTGCTGGTACGGTCGCGGGCGAGCTTGTTCTCCCGGAGCATCAGCAACAGGCGGTGGTCCACCACACTGTCGAGCTGCTCCTGCGAGAAGCCGTACTCGGAGATGGCGAACTGAGCCAGTTCCCCCAGCTCCTTCGCCGCGGTCTCCGGGCTGGCGCCCCACTCGGGCACCTTCTCGAAGAGCTTCCCGCGCTCCTGCTCCACGATCCCGGAGCGCATCTCCAGCAACTCTTGCTGGCGCGACTCGTCGATCGTGCCCCGTTCCGTGCCGACTGCCTGAAGCTGCTGCTGGAACTCTTCGTACTCCGCCCTCTGGGCGGCGTACTCGCCGGGGTTCTTGCGTCTCAGATCCGCGTCCGGCTTCTGCGGACCCGTGGACTCCAGAACCTCGTTGAGCTTCTCCAGCTTCGCGTCGTACTGCTCACGAACGCCGCGCAAGCTCTCCATCGCTGACGCATGTTCCGCCGCGTCGCGCTGTCTCTTGCGCGTGTAGTCCGCCGTGCGACTGTAGCCGGCCTTCAGCTCGTCGAGGGGTACCTGGGCCTTCTCCCCACCGGGGAGCGTGACCTCAATCAGGTCCTCGCCGTCGTCCTCTTCCGATTCCTCGTCGTCCTCGGCGTCGTCCTCAGCTTCCTCGTCCTCGGGCTCCTCGTCCTCGAAGTCATCGTCCTCGACTTCCAGTGACTCGGTATCCTCTGACTCGTCGTCCTCGGACTCCGCGGGCTCCTGCTTCGGCTCCGCGGCTGGCTCGCTCTCGCCTTCCGGTTCGTCCCAGTCGTCGAAGTCGACGTCCTCGGACTCCATGGCATCGAACAAGCTTTGGCCGGCGTCCTCCGCCGAACTTCCTCGCCTCTCGTGAGGCAAGAGGAACTCTTCGGCACTGCCGACCTGTTCTGCCTGCGACTTCGCGGGCATTGCGACCTCCAAGATAGTGGGTGAAAGTCCCCCGGACTATGACCCCACGGACAAGGTGTTACGCCTCGTCCATCAGTCGTATAGCCTCCCGGGCGACTATGCCGTTCTGTTGGATCTCGTAGAACGAGTCCATCAGTCGCTCAAGGGCCCGGCCTTCGGCCCTCGCCTCCTCCCGTATCGCGACGCACGCGCCGCCCATGCAATCCTCGTAGAGCCGGGCCCGGGTGATCGTGAGCGCGGTCTGCATCACGTCACTCTCCAGGAACCGGCCCATCTCCTCGCCCCGCGCCACGAGCACGCGGAGACTGTCAACCGTGTGTGGGGTGTCCATCATGCCTCCGGTGTGGTCTGGGCCGACGCCGTGGCCTGGGCCTTGCCGACCTCGCGCTTCACGTCCGCGTCGAGCCGGACCCGGTCGGCGTCGATCTTGGCCCTCAGCTCGGCGTCATGGATCTGGGCCTTGTTCTTCAGCTCGATCTCGTACTCCTTCAGGACCATCGTGCGGGCCAACTCGTCCCGCTTCCGGTCCTCCTCCATCTGGGCCTTCCACTGTTCCAGCTGGAGCTTCATCTGCTGGACCTGGGCGTCTGTCTCGGCCCGCATCTTCTCGACCTCGACCAGCGCCATCTGTGGGTCGCTCGGGGGCTGCTGGGCCTGCTGCTGCTCGAACTGCTGCTGCTGCTCGGGGCCCCACGGGCGCCAGAACTGGTTCGTGTCGCGGTACCCGAGGAGGTCCGTCATCTTGCCGTACGTGTGGCGCAGCTCGGAGAAGCTCACGAGCGGCGAGCCGCTCTGTATGTGGGCCTCCTGCTTCTCCGCGAGGGCCATCAGGCCCTCCAGACGCTCCCGCTTCGAGCCGGTGCCGAGCGCGACGTTGATCTTGACGTCCCGATCGGCGTGCCAGCTCCGCGGGTCCACCTGGACCCACTCGTTGCGCAGTCGCACGACCTCGGCGTGGTTCTGGTTCTCAATGACTGTCTTCAGAATGCCCTTGAACATCTGCGTCATGCCGATCTCGGCGTACGCGCGGGCGGTCATCAGGATTCGGCGCTGGCCCTTGCTCAGGTTGCTAGCCACGGCCTCCCTGGTCGTGCTCTGGAGCACGTTGGGGTCGAGACCCTCCCTCGGGCCCGCCTGGCCGGTTCGGTCGCCCTTCAGGGCGTCGTAGTACGCCAGGACGTCGAGCGTCTCGGCCCCGACGAACGTCGTCTTGATCTCCCGGATGGAGTTGTTGACGTCGCCCTTGACGCGCACGATGCCGCTGACCTCCGGGTTCAGGAGGTCGCCCATGTTGACGGCCCGGTCCGCGATTGCGAGCTGCGGCTCCACGGCCTGGGCCAGCGAGTTGAGCTGCGCCCGCTGAATGTCCGTCTTGATCCGCTGCACGTCCTTCGTGTGGACGTAGGTGCAGAGGCCCGGGATCGTGTGCGGCTCGGGCTCCGGCGTGAAGACCGCGATCGGGACGTGGGACACCAGCTCCCCAAGCGGGCGCTCCGGGTTGACTGTGAAGTCGGGCCCGACGAGCTGGTACATACGCAGCTCCGCCACCCCGTCCTCGTCCGCGTCCAGGAGCGCGTACGCCTCCGTGAAGAGGATTGCCTCCTGGGTCTCGTCGCGGACCTCCGCCTCGCCCCGGCGCATCCGCGACCGGACCGAGTCGCCGTAGAACTGGCGGGCCCACGCGAGTGAGCCGCCGGAGGCGGACATCGGCTCGCTCCGGCCCACGTTGTCCTCGATCAGGTCGTCCGGGATTCCGAGCATGACCAGCTCGTCGCGCGCCACCTCCCTGACGTGCGCCACGATCTGGGACTCCTCCAGCCGGCGGGCCGCGGGGGTCCAGACGATTTCCTCGTTCGGCACCGAGTCCACCCGGAGCCGGCCGCCCTTGATCGTGCGCCGGACCTCGCAGTCGTACAGCGCGCCCGGGGCGAGGACCGTCTGGCCCGTCTCGGGGTCGATCTCGGGGGTCATGCCCTCGTACTGGGCCAGGACCTCGTAATCGTCTACGTCCTCGTCCTCGGCCAGCACCTGGAGGTCGGTCTCGGTGATCCCGGTGTGCGTCTCGCCCTCGACCCGGGACGTGTGCTCCCACCGCCACTTGATGTAGCCCAGGAACCGGGTGTCGGCGTCCTTGAACGCGTCACTGAGGATCAGGAACCCCGGGTTCTTCTCCCAGAACAGGTGGTTGATGTAGTCCGTCTGCTGCATCGAGACGGCCTCGTCCTCGGGGCCGGTCGGCTGAAACTCCACGACCGAGTCGGACCCGGCGAAGATCTCCAGAAGCTCCGGGATGCGGTCGAGCACGGCGTCCCGGACGTCGGTCGAGACGACCTGGCTCCGGCCCTTCTTCTCGTTCCCGTACGGCCGGGCGAAGTACCGGTCGGTGGCCTCGGCCTGCTCCGGCTCGATGTGCTCGTTGTAGTGGTCGATCGCCTCGCGCATGAGGGCCTGGAGCGACGACTGGAGGTCGCGCTCGACCTCTGAGTCCCCGCCCTCTTCGTCCGGGGCGAACCCCAGGTCCGTGACCTCAGCCCCGAGCATCGGGTCCAGTTCCTTCCTCGGCATCGGCCCGTCCCCTTACGCGATGTCCCGGCCGCGCGAGATGGGCTGGTTCCAGCCCTTCGCGCCCCAGTCGTCTGTTCCGTGAATGAGCGTCGCGGCGTCCGCGGCGAACGTCAGGCAGAACGCATCCGCCACGTCGGGGCTCTTGTAGCCCCGCTTTTTCATGTCCTTCTTCGACTCCGCCAGCACCTTCCCGGTGGAGGTCAGGTCGTACTTGATGACTGTCAGCTCGGACGCGAGGCGGTCGTGGAAGCAGTTCTCGCGGCTGATGCACGTCCCGTCACACATCGGGAGGACGTGGTCCTTCGTGCGGAGCCAGTCGGCCGCCTGGAACCACAGCTCCGTGCGGAGGTTGCGGTACTTGTCCGTGTGGACCGCGGCGGACTCGGAGACGTTGATCCCGCGGACCGGGAGCCCCTGCTCCCCCAGCCGGTCATTGACGCCGGCCCCGATCCCGATGACGTCCACCAGGATCTCCGAGGGACGGAAGCTCGGGAGCATGTCGTCCCACTTCCGCTTGACCTTCCCCGCGGTCTGCATGAGATCTTTGCCGCCCCACACGCCAATGTCGGGGAGGACCGCAATCGCGTTCCGGGAGACCAGCGCGTTCGAGTCGTCGCCGAAGTAGGCCACGTCGAGCCCCCACAGTGGGCGCAGGAAGGGCGGCACCTCGATGTCGCGCGTCCGGGCGCTCTCGACGTCGTCGAACGGGATGATCGTGTCCAGGTCCGACTTCGGGAACAGGCCTAGGCACCGGACCCGGAAGGCGTTGCTGTCGCGCCCGTACCGGGCCGCCATGTCCTCCACGAACTGGTCCGTGACGCGGGCCGAGTCCTCGTGACTGACGCGGATCCGGACCCACTGCTCCTTGAGGCCCGGCCGGTGCCAGGTGTCGAAGAAGAGCCCGCTCGTCCGGGTCGGGTTGCTCAGAAGCATCGTCTGGCAGTTGCCGCCGGACATGGAGCCACCCGCGGACTCGAAAATCTTCTCGTGTACGCCGGTCGCCTCGTCAACGAGGATGAAGACCCACCCCTCGTCCTCGTGGATGCCCTGGAGCGCCTCCGGGTTCTCCGGACGCGCCGTCCGGGCCTCGAAGCTCGACCGCTGCGGGTGCCGCTTCAGCTCCACCGACATGCTCTTGACTTCCAACAGGGCCCGGAGGCCCGGCGGGAGCTTGTCCACCCACTTCGAGACTTCCTTCATCAGGGCGCCTTCGAGCTGGCCCCGGGAGGGGGCCGTGGCGACGGCCTTCAGCGGGAAACGGAAGAGGAGCGAGTAGACGATGCACCACGCCGCCACCGCCGTCTTACCGGGGCCGTGGCACGCAGCGATGGAAATCCCACGGGCCCCACCGCCGAACTCCCGGAGGGCACGGATCTGCCAGTCGTCCGGGGTGGCCCCCAGTACCTCTGTCACGAAGAGAGGGGGGCCCTCGGGGCCGGTGTGGATGCCGTACCGCTCAACGAACGGCGCGAGGGGGTTGGACTGACTCGTCACGGGCTAGTAGAACCCCAGAATCCCGGTGGCCCCGCCCGCCGCGGTGACGTGCGTCGCCCGGATGGGGTGAATCACGCCCTGCGCCAGGTCGGCCAGGGTGACGGACTCGCCGGACTCCATGGTTACGACCACGCTGCCCGTGCCTCCGACGTAGAGCCCCCGGATAAGGCGGGGGAGCGGGGTCGCGCCCGCGGTGATGGCGAACGCGCCGCGCGCGGACCCCAGTTGATGTTCTGCGGCCATGATTTAGCCTCCGAGTGCTACTGGCATCAGAAGCGCCAGTACGAGTGAAATGCCAATCCCGATCGTGATAGACGCGCGGGTCAGTGTGCCGAGGACGGGGTCGGGGGGTGTCCCCGCCCCGGCCCAGGCGTCATCGTCCCAGGTGCTCGTGGCCCACGTGTCAGCGGCCCACGCGCTCCCCACGGTTCCTGGGAAGGGCATTAGGCCGGCCCCCACTCAGTGCCGACGGTTCCGTCACCAGTCAGCGCCGCGTCGTTGATGCTCTGGACGTTCGCGTCGAGTTCATTCGCCACAGTGAACGTGAGGTCGTCCGTCTTAGCCTTGATCGCGTCGATCAGCAAGTCGAGCCGACCGCCATCCTCCAGGTCGTCCACGATCTGCTGGAGCGCAGCCTCATCCAATCCCGTGAGACTCACCGCCGTCAGTTGGTCACCCGTTCCGCCTGCCTCAGTCAGCGCGGTTCCATCCGCGTCAGCCATCGGGAAAGCGGTGGTCTGATCGTACTTCCCAGCCGTGATCGCGTCGTCCTCCAGGGCCATCTCAGAACCAGGCACAGCGGCACCATAGTCAGTCAGCGCCGTATCCGCTTCCGCGTTCACGTCAGCCTTCTGCTGCGTGGTCAGTCCATCGGCCTGGACGGCGAAGCGGTCGATGGCCACCCCCTCCACGGGGACCCCGTCAACCGTGCCGGCATTGAAAGCGACCGTGTATTCGTCGCCTGCTGCCGCCGTAATGTTCGCGTCGTCGAGGTCGATATCGTACTCATGCCTGCCTGTATCGTCTTCGTCAACACGTAGTGTGATCCCAGCGCCCGTGATCTCGGTCCGCACGCCGGCGCGAATCCGGTTGAGGCGCAGGGACGGGGTGCCGGCGAGTGTGATTAGCTCTACGGTGACGGCGTCGAACGTGTTGAACTCGCCGTAGACTGTCTCGTCTGGCGCGTATGTGGCTCTTGGTAGCATATTAAGCACCTCGGGGTCAGCCTATGAGTCGTGAACGTAGCAGTGGGGAGTGAAGCAGTTTGCTGTGGCCAACGAGCGGGGATCCGGCGCCGCCGCCGGCCGCGCTAATCAGGAACGTCTCGTCTGCCTCAAGCGCACCAGCGGACGTCACGAGCGCAGCCGCGGGGATGGTGACGGTGATCGTCTCGTCAGCCGTGATATCGTAAGCGGCGGCCGCCGTGAGCGTGATTGTGACGACCGTGTCGGACGTGCGCACGACGGCGCCGACCACCTCCTTGTCTCGTACCTCGGCGTTCCAGCCGGTCGCCTCGGACTGCGCGCTGTCGAGTCCGTCGATGATCGCCTGACGCTGTGCCGCGAACGTACCGTCATCGGCCACCCACGTGTCAGCCGTGAGTGTGACGATCAGCGTCTCGCCGCCGTCCACGACCATGGCTTCGGTCGCGCCATCCGCTATGGTTCCCGTGAGGGCCGCGGAAGGTGACGCCGCCGCCCCGATCGCCCACGTCACGCTTTCGAGTAGGCACGCCTCGCCAAGCGCGGTCAGCGTGTCCGCAGGGACGATGAATCCAAGGGCCACGCGCCGAGCGGGGGCCAGCACGCTGTTCGCCATCTCCGCGCCATCCTCATAGGCGAAGAACACGTGGCGGGACGAGTTGAAGTGATAGGCGATCGAGTCGGCTTCCGGTCCGAGCCCGGTCGCGCGATAGGTAGCGTGGTTGGACTCCGCGATCGTCTGATCGCCATTCGCGAGCCCCGCCGCAACCGCTATTTCATGCGTGTCGTCCGTTACGGCGATCGTTGTGCCAGAGCCGTTCCCGAACAGCGACGAGGTTAGCTCCAGGGCCACCATCCAACTAGAGTTGGTAGCCGCTGCGACCACGGGCACTGCCAAGTCCCTATAGCTCGTGCCGACCTCGCTGTCGCTGACGCTATGCCCAATCACGATGCAGTCGTAGTCACCCGCATCACCGGGGATCGGGTCGGCACCACCGTCCACGTCGTGCTGCGTGACCGTGTGCTCGGTTTCTAGCAGCGTGACGATATCGGCGTCGCTGAGGACTCCGTCGTGGACGTAGAGTAGGTCAGCCATTATGCGACCTCCGCTCCTTTGGTGCCTAGGTTTGTCGTCCGGGCAGTGCCGGTCAACAGCATGTCTTCGTCGTAGATGTCGTTGATGTCCGAGAACGTGACATTGCCGGTCGCGGTAGTGAACTCCTCACTCAAGCTGCTCACGATGTTGTCGATAGCGCGATAGTCGCCAGAGAGCGGGAGGTCGGCGTTCGGGGTCTTCAAGAGGCTGATGCCGA